AGGGAGGGGGATATATAAGGGGGGGTAAAGAAAAAGCGGCTTAAAATCGCCTAAAAACCTGCGTAATATTTTTATTGTATTTTTTTTAAGAAATAAATTTGGAAGCAACTGTAACAATCCGTAATATTGCATAACAAAACGAAACAAGCAATTCGTAACAATTAGATATATTTAGTAACATTACGATACAACATTTCGTAACATTTTGTAATAATAAGTAACATTTCGTAAAATGGGAAAATTTGATAAAAAAGAGGCTTGCGAGTATTGCGAGGAAAAAATGGAAGCAACATACAGGAATAAAAGATTTTGTTCTGCAAGATGCAGGGTGTATTGGAATAGGGAAAACAAAATGCTAACACAAGCGCCGCCAGTAGAAACAAAAAACGATTCTAAAAAAGAGCTGGCCGGCTGGGAAAAATTAAGAAACAAAAGATTAGGTTTAAATAAGTAAAAAATGAAACTATACAAACTTTTAGAAAGCGATGGGTATGGTTATTTTAATTTACATACCGGCGGATTAGATAAAAAGACTGCTGAAGAAATGAGAAATGACCATGCAGAAACTTTCCCAGATTCAGATTGGATTATTGAGGAAGATGATGAATACGAAAAAAACAATGAGTTTAGGAACGTATCAAGAGAAGCTTGTGATGGGTGGGAAGATATTTATCCAGACAGAAACGATTATTAATAAAAAATAAACACTATGACAGCAATCCAGTGGTTAAAAGACCAGTATATGAAAGCAGACGAGCCTGCGGAGGTTTTAAAAATATTATTAGCTTTTGAGGAAGCAATAAAATTGGAAAAGCAACAGATAATAGATGCTTATAACAAATCTTTTGAATTAAGAGATAAGCCATATTCAACAGCAGAAAAATACTATCAAGAAACATTTAAAAAAGATTAATTATGACATCAATAGAATGGTTAATAGAAGAAATAGAGCCTTATGCAACAAGTAAATTTAGAGATACATTTAAACAAATAATCCATTTAGCCAAAGAAATGCACAAGCAAGAGATAATAGATGCTGTGGATTCCAATTTTACTTATTCTAATAATGAATATCCTACTTTGGGAGAACAATACTATCAAGAAAAATTTAAAACTAAAAAACAATTAAAATGAAAAAAACAATTATCGGATTAGCTATTATCCTATCAATAGCAAGTTGTAAAAAAGAAAAAGTATGTAACTGTGGTTTAGTTGTAAGCGATGATCCAGCAAATTATTCTGTTGTAATTAGAAACGGTTGTAGCGGAAATGAAAAAACATTTTATCTTACTGCTGGGGACTGGATGAACGCATTTGTGGGCAGCGACTATTGTATTACTAACGAAAAAAGCTGGTAAAATGGATAAAATATTTAAAACTGAAGAAGAAGCAGTTAAATGGATAGCAAATAATGTCCCCTTTGCAGTAAAACCAAAAAAGATAGCAAAAACTAAATTTATATATCCATTTGCAACTTACCACGCACACGATCAAGTTGTAAATTCATTAGGTAAAAGCTTATTCAAATATCAAGAAGAGCAAACACAACAACAATAATTATAAACAATTAAAAATCAAAAAAATGGCAACAGAACACAAAATTGAAATTACTTACAAAGAAGAAAATGGATCTATCCAAGTACAAATGAACTCCGATGGCCTATCGCCATACACATTAATTGGAGTTTTTGAGCACTTTATAGGTAGAATCAAAAAAAGATTGGATGGAACAGATGTAGAACTTATTAATCAAGAAAATTAAAATCATGAAAACTGCATTAGAAAAAGCAATTGAAGATTTAAAAGGTTACAAAACCTTTAGCGATAAATTGGATATAAAATTTGCTTGCATATTGCTTGAAAGCTATTTGGCTCAAGAAACAGAACAAATTAAGCAAGCTTTTATTGATGGCGAAGCAAATGTATGGGACAGACATCGCGATGAAAATTATTTTGAATTTGAAAACCCGGAAGATTATTTAAAAAAAACATTTAAAAACAAAAAAGATGAAAAAAATAGTAATTATTCTACTTTGTAATTTATTTACAATTTGCTCTTTTGGGCAAGAATTTATGGGAATTAAAGTTGATGGAGATTTAAAAACCGTAGTTGATAAGTTTATTAATAAGGGATTTAAAATAACATACACAGAAGTTCCAAATGTTACAACGGCTGTTGGGTATTATTCCGGCACTCTGTTTGAAGTAAACATTGTTTCAACTCCTATTTCTAAAAAAGTTTGGAAGTTTGCTGTTTATTTGCCAAAAAAATATGATTGGTACACATTGAAATCAGAATATACAAGCTATAGATCAAGTCTTATAGAAAAGTATGGCTTGCCAAGAAACACCTATACTGGTTTTGCTAGCCCTTATTATGAAGGTGATGGATATGAGTTTTCGGCAGTTAGAAACAATAAATGTAGCTATTCTACTGTTTGGGACGATATGTCAATAGAAATTTCTCAATTTTCACAAGTTAGAATATCTTATGAAAATACAGTAAATTCTGCCATATATGATTCTGAAAAAAACAATATTAATCAAACGATATTTTAATAATGGAAAGAACAAAATTAGATGAAATTATTGATCAATGTCCAGAAGCTTCTTTTTTAAAAGCGGATGGTTATGATGATTGTGTTTTGGGTTATGAATACAACTGGGATGGTAATATGAGGCTTATTTATCCAGTTAAAGCCATACTTAATAAAATGGTAAGCGAAGATGAAATGAGCGAAGAAGATGCAATTGGGCATTTTGAATTTAATATGAGGGGCGGATATGTTGGAGAACAAACCCCTATTTGGTGTCAAGACGATTTTTAATAAACAATATGGAAAGATTTACAGATAATACGTATTCATTAGCTAAGGCCTTACATCACATAAACATAGCTAAAATGTATTTTGAGGACATACGTACCGGCACTTCTGGTGAAGTAAAAAATGTGTTTAACCAGTACATTTTAAGGTGTGATTGGATAATGGATAACATGAAGTGCCGGCTTACAGAAGAAAATAGAGAAGCACTAAAAAAAGAATTGGAAGATTCTATTTCTTTTGAAGCAATAAACGATCAGCTAGTTCGTTTGACGAGCGAACAAAGGGCTTTTGTAGAAAATATTATTTTGGCTATGGCTTCTGGAGAAGAAGTAAAAATAGTAAACAATGAATAACGATTGGGCTAATTATAGTTTTGGCAAATACAAAAAAGCAAAGTACAAACTTTATGTAAATAATCAAGTTGCTTATTCTTTTGTAACTACTCTTAGAAGCGAAGAAGAGTGTGTTGATTTATTAAAAAAAATGGCAATTAATGCAGTTAGCAAATACACAAAAAGTTTTTCAATAACAAAAACGATTGAAGGAGATACGACCACGCTTTATATTGGATCGGTAAAAGGAATGTAGTGTAAAAAACATTATTTATATTTTAAGGTATTTTTTTTTCTTCTATTAATATATTTTGATCTGATCCATTTTCCATTACACTTAATCTGTTTTTTTTTAATTCTACTTTTACGTTTTTAAGTATAAATGGGTATTCTGATACTTTGCAAACTAAATATCCATATATGTCTGAAATCAAAAATTGATAAGATCCTTCATTATTTAAAGCCGCTATTACTGCGGCATATTTATTTAATACGCCGGGTTTATAAAAAGTAATAGTAAGCTCTGTTTTCATTTTAAATATGTAATTTAAAAAGCAAAACCAATAAAATAACTGTAAACAAAGCTATTAAAATTATAGCAAAAAGGTTTGCTTTTTCTATTTCTTTGATTTCGTCTGTTTTGTTGTAGTATTTTTTTAATCTTTCAGCTTGTTCTTTTTGTTCTTTAGTTTCACTAATAAATTGTTTTTGTGCCATGGGTTTTGTTTTATTTTTTAAATTTAATGTCAACTATTTGAAGTTTTGCTCTAATTGCTATTAGCATTTGCTTTAATTCGTCTCTTGACCATTTACAAACTTTTTTTGAATCTTCTAATAAGTCCATTACTACTCCCGGGTGTTCTAATTCTAAATTTACAGCAAACATACCAAGCTCTCCTTGATTATACTGGTTACATGTTTTACACTGGGGGCGTAAATTTCTTAAATCCCAACGTAAAAAAAGATTTACCCTTGAAACAAAATGTCCGCAATCCATTATTTTCCAATCAGACATTTGCGCACAAGTAAAACATTTAGTAACGCCGTATTTATCTGCTTCTTTTTTTCTAACATACTGGCTAAATGCTATATCAAGGTCTTTAATCAAAAAAGCTTTTTCTGCATTAAAATAATTGCCAGACTTAGATTGTGTTTTATGAAGATCTCTTGATATTGCCTTTGTTTTTGCTTTTGTAATTTGAACTTTTGTTTTCTGTTTGTTCCTGCACTTTAAACAATACAAATTTCTTCCAACTTTTACGCAATTGGTGTCTTTTTCATTACAATCCGGGCTACTACAATTTCCAAATTTAGTTTTCGGTATCATTGCTGTTTTTTATTATTAAAAATCAACTCCTGTTTCTGCCGGCCGCCATCCGCTTGTTTTATTATCTAATTTTATTTCTTGCTGCGTTAATTGATTTTTATAATGCCAAGATGCAACAGGATCTACTGGATTCCCGCCTTCTTCAAGCCTTTCTAAAAAAGCGCAACCGCCTCTATACATTTCAAACTTTACTGGCATCTCAAGAGATGTGGGCCTGCCTCCAGTTTCTGTGTCTTTTATCTTACGAACATGTACCTCTGTTACCATCCAGTCTGTAGGGTGCTGTGTAATCCTGTGGATAGTTAAAAAATCGTCTGCTTTGTTTGCAACCTTTTGTCCTCCTTCTGTGTCTTGTTTATTCGGAGCTGCAACATATTTCTTTTCGGCATCTTTTGTTCTTGCGGCAGCGGTTACTGCGTGATGATTTACAAACCAGCCAAAATTGTTTTTTTGTCCAAATGCTTTTATTTCGCTTAAAGCTTCATAGTGATATTCGTGCGTATTAAGCTTGCTAAATCCACTCAAATCTATTTTCAGAGAGTTATACGGATCTATCATTCCGTAATTATATTTCTTTGATTTAAGCGTCTTTTTAACCATGTTTATAATGTCTTTGTAATTATACAAATCCTCTTGTGCTTTTATTAAAGCAAAATGTTCTTCTACAAACTTCTTTGCTATTTGATATTCAGTTTCACTCATTGCATATTTACCAGTTAAGGGCTTCCCCCAGTAAAACTGTATCATCTTTCTCATAAAAGCACCAAGTGTATTTTCGCTTGAAAATATAATACCCTTCCAACCATGGTGCATTGCAGCAAGTAAGCATAAATACCAAGTAAAAACAGACTTTCCGGTGTTATCTATACCATTAGTCATAACCAAGTTGCCTTCTTTAAAAAGGAAATATTCATCAAGCGATGGACTTCCGGTAGTAAGGCCCATTTGTAGCGTGCCATCTCTTACTGATTGTAAATAACTATCATAATCTTCCGGCTTTGCCAAAAAAGAATAATCTTCATCATCTACATTCACGCGAGAAGTAATAACCCTTGTACTTGTGGCTTCTTTTTTAACTTCTTCTCTATCTCCATAACCCATTTCGTAAAGCTTTCTACTAGCCTCCGTAAAATCCTTGTTACACTCAAGAACAGCAAAAACCGCATACGGTAAATATGCTTTTTCTGGCTCAAATTCAGAACTAGTAGTAAACACACTAAACCATTTCTTATTTTCATCATAGTTTCCAGAAGATTGAGAAGAGGCTTGACCGGGCCTTAAAAAAATAGTTTTTTGTCCCTGTCTTTTTACAACCTTCCACCCGTTGTTTTGTAACAAACCAACTACATCTCCACGATTATTGTAATCTTCAAATGGAGACATCCCTTTTATTTTTTTATTAACCACCTTAACCGGAGCAATAAATTCTTCAACTACTTCGTTAAATTGACGAGCAATTCCAAGAAGCAAATCCCTTTCTTCTGGAGTTACTTCTGTAATGCTGTAAAAATCGCCATGAATTAACCCATACCCAACGGACGGATAACAGACGATTTGGCCGCCCAAACCCCTTGTCTCTATAAGAACCCTTACCTTGTCATTTATCTTTGATTTTTGGGCTGTTTTAGAAGCTTCTGCATGGTCTTTGCCTTTTGTAACCTCTGCTTCGTATGTTTTATCGTAAGTTTCTTGTTTTTCTTCGTCCGTTGTTGCCCTGTTTGCTAATTTTGTATTTCCACCAATATTTAAACATCGGTAAATAAAATGATAGCCTCCATTTTTTGTTTTTTGAACAACAAGCTTTGCGAGTAAATTAGAATCAAGCTCATGGATTAACCTTTTGTAGTTTTCATAAAGCTTACCATCAAGGCTGTATTTTTGGTCAATGTCAATAACCTCAATGTTGCCAGAAGGCTTACCGCAAACTAATCCAACTGCAATACAATTGCTCAAATCGTATTTCTGTGTTGAATTTTGCCAGTCTTTTACTAAAGGTTGCTTCATTGCGTTTACCGGAATAAACTGCAACCCTTCTATTTCGTGTAATTCTTCACAATTCATAACCATCAATTTTGTTTTGTAATTTTCTATCTAATTGAGTTCTTAAAGCCATGTAATTAGCAAGAACTTTCGCTATATAATCAACATTTACGCAGCATCCAGTAAAAAAAACAGGATCTATTGTTGCTCCATTTGGATATTTCAACCCCCCCCTTGCATTAAACCTAAAAGCAAGCAGTATTTCCTCTAAAGTTAAATCCCCATATCCAAAATCTAAAATAAATTTAGTGATTTCTTCAGCAATAAACTTTGCAAAAAATTCTGTATTGGGCAAAGCACATCCACAAATGGCTGCAACCCTAAGCATTATTTGGTCTATGGCAAGCTTTGTATCATCTTCATCTAGCTGGCTAAAAGAATACCCAATAAACCTACTATCAACTATTTTCTGTTCCGGTTTGGTTAAATTTGTTGTGCTTGCTAAATCTTTCAGCAAATAACTCTTCCCCTTGTGCTTTAAAATTTCCGCTAAATTTTCCATTTTTTTCTTTTTTTAGTTTAACTATATCCTTATCCTTATCCTTATCCTTAATGATTAGATAATCATTACCAAATGATTCTGGAATCATTGACATAAGATTATGCTTTTCTAACTCTTTTACTACTGAAATAATAACAGGTCTATTGCTATTTAATGATGTGTATTGAAACTTTAAAAACTTGGGAATAAACCAATTATTGTCTTTTAAAATTATTCTTCCTTCCGTAAACAATAAAAGATCTTCTTCTGAAACGCTTGTATTACACATTAAATTCAAAAGCCGAATACTTCTCTTACAAATTCCTGCATGATTACAATTATCCAGTAACCATTGCCAAATGATTCGGTAATCATTACTTAATGATATATACCAATCGTCATTCCACTTTTCTGTGTCGGTAAGCCTTTTTGCCATTTATTAAAGTTTAAAATCTGTATCTAAAACATTGTTTATTTTATCAAGAACATCGCAGGTTAATAAAACTCTATTTGCAAGTACATTTGAGATATGAGCTTGCGAAATTCCAGATCTTTCTGCTAACCAAATTTGCTTTGTTCCTTTATCCTCAAGATACTTTTTAATCTTTTCCGGGACACCATTGTTCTCTTTTTTTCTCATTTATCTTATTTTATTTTGCAAATATAATCATAAAACTAATATTTCAAAATATTTTTTTTAAAAGAAAAATTTTGCGGATTAAAAAAACATTTATACTTTTATAAAAATTATTAATCACTAAAACTTAAAATTATGAAATCATTAAAATTAATTTTGTTGTTTGTTGTTTTAATTTTAAACAAATCTTTTTCGCAAGAAGTTATTTTAACTCGTGGTGCACAGGTTTTGAAATTTGATAACAATCGTAAAACCTATTACAACTCTAAAGTGTTTAACGAAATAGATATTTTTAGTATTGATAAAAAATTTATAAAAATAGATTGTTCTGATCGTTTTAATAGAGATACGGTTTATACCATTATTGAAAATTGTGGAGAAATAAAAACATCAGAAGATAAATCTATTTGGTATATCTGTAAAGATGTTGACGGAGGAACTTGTTGGATTTATATATCCACAGGGGTTGAAAAAAATCAAGACAAAACAATTGAAATTCAATATTCAAATTCGTCTATTGTTTATTACGTAGTAAAATAAAATAAAATGGAAAAAAAACTCCCAGAAACTTCTCACGAAGCGCACAAAAGCATGACAAATGAATTATTATCAAAACATCAATCTCAAATTATAGACGCTTTAAAGATTTTAAAAAAAGCTACTTCAGAAGAAATAGCTATTTATTTAGATTGGGATGATAAAAATAGATCAGCAAGAAGAATGTCTGAACTTGAAAGAGAACAGATAGTTTACAAGCCGGGAGAAAAAAGAAAAACAAAGTATGGAAGAAATGCTTTTGTTTACGAGCTAGTTAAAAAAGAAACAATAGTATTATCTTTGTTTTAATAAATGGCTAAGAAAAAGATAATAAAAACGGAAGTTATTGACACACCTCTAAATGATTTGAAAAAAATATATATTTACATAAGGGATTGGAAAATATTAACACCAATTCCTTATGTTTTTAAAATTGATTTTAAAAAAATAAAAGAACTTTTAAGATAATATATATTAAAAATGCAGCTAACTATATCTGGTTGTATTGATTGCCCATTATGCAACATTAATTTTAATTTAGATTATTATTGTTCTCACCCAAAGTTTGATAATGTAGCGCTTATAATAAAATGTGATGATAAGGAAGATCCAATAACACCAGAAGATTGCCCACTTAATGAATACCCAATAATTATATCAAAAAAAGAATGGCCAAATTTTGAAGATTTTTGGAATAAAGAAAATTAAAAAACCCACTTTTTTAAGGTGGGTTTTTTAATAAAATTTAAAATTACTATCCTGCCGCAGTAATAAGTGCAGCCACCGTTGAACTGGTATAAAACACAGTTTGAATTGGTGACGGTGCATTTGGTAATACATACACAGCAGTTACACAAGCTACTCCAGAATAAACAGTTGATGGAATAGTTTTTAAATAAATTTGTGAAGGTGGAAATGCCATCACAACTCCAGAAGGAGCGTTCCAATCATTTGAATTAGAACCAAAAACAGTTACAGAAATTAAGTTTGCCATTTTTTTTAATTGTTTTTTTAGCTAAAAATAAATTAACGTAGTAAAAATAATATAATTTTAAATACAAATGACAATATTTGAACCAAAAAATCCAGTACCTTGCGTAACACCATTAGGAGACGCGTATATTTGGTATATAAAATCTAATGGTTTTTTGGAAAACGACGAGGTTGCTTGTATATTATTAGATTCCGGGCAAGTTAGACATTTTACTACAGACCAAATAAAAATATGGCATAACGAAACATACGGAATAAAAAAGAAAAAACATGAATAAAAAGTATTTTGATTTAATTGAAACCGCTCCTTTAACTAAAACTGAAATTTCTAGAATAGAAAAAAGGAATCAGTCTAAATTGAAAAAACATTCTGAAAAGATAAGGGCAATTAGTCAAGAAAAACTAAAACACAAAGTTGAACTTAAACATACAAATGGCCGAGTAATTATTTCAATAGATACAGAAGGAAAAAATACACATACGTTTGAAAACGGCAGTAAAATATACATTGGCAGACAATTTAATAATTTGAATCGTAGAGAAACAGAACCAGTAAATGCGTATGTAATTTCAGCAGATAAAATACCACAAGGATCAGAAATATTAATACACCCAAATGCTGTGATAGATTCTAATAAGATATTTGGATTTAATGAAGATATCTCGGATATTAAATATTATTCAATACCACAGCATCAATGTTATTTGTGGAAAAATGAAAATGATTGGCAACCATTAAAAGGATTTGTAACCGCATTAAGAGTTTTTGAAGAATATAAAGGTTTGCTATTAGGGGTAAATCATAAATTAATTCCAAATGTTTTGTATATTACATCGGGAGAACTAGAAGGCAAAGTGGCACATACTTTGAAAGCTTGTGATTATGAAATTATTTTTATGGGAGATAAAGGAGTTGAAGAAAGGGTTATCAGATGCCGTCATTTTGAAAATGAAATAAACGAAAGGGAAGAAATAATTGCAATAGACGATATTTTAACCAAAAGAGCGCGTTCTGGTGATTTATTGGTTGGCATTTCTTCTTCTGATGCAAAAAGTATTATTTTTACATTATAAACAATTAAAAAAATAAAGTTATGCCAATTAAACCTACTATTGTTGCAGCAAAAACAACCACAATGAGCGGCCCGGGAGATCCTCGTACAAAAACAGTTGAACAGGTTATCCAAGAAAGAAAATATCCTACTGGAGGCGTATTTAAAGAATTATTTGATATAGATGGAAGTATAGGAAACAGAGAGTTATTGAATCAGAATTTTAATAATCCTTCAACAGAAGCTAAATATAGAAATGCTAAAAATACGGCAATAAATCCTCTTATGGGAGAAGCTGGAGCAACAACTCAAAAAGAAATTTCAGTATCAAGGTCTGAAATTCCTAGAGGAATAGCTCTTGATGATATGATGCAAACTATTTATAAAAACGCAGATAAAGCTGGCGTAAATTCTGGCCAACAATTTTTAACATCTTTTGATAATTTACTTAAATCTACTCACCCAGAAGATCAAAAGTTTTTACAACAATATATGGGACAGGGACAATCCGGTGTTTTGCATTATGATAAATTTAAGAATGCAGCCGCAGAGCAATATCAAAGATTTTTAGATGCCTCAAGAGAAACTTCACGTGCAGAAGATTTAGCACCAAAAAAAATGGAAGGCCCAAAACTAAAAGTAACAAAAACGGTAATTTCTCCCGAAATGCAAAAACCAATGAGCAGAGAGACTAATTAATAATTTATGTCTGAAAATATAGATGATTTTAAAAAAAGGCTGGAACTGTATGAACAAAACGGCCCAGCCAAATTATACTATTCTTTAAATCGCAAGGCTAATGAGATGGCTGATATTTTAAATAACACAAGTCTTAGGGCATTAGATTTGTCTGATGCAAAAGATAAGACTTTTGAGAGAATGAAAATTATTTGGAATGACGCAACAAGCATTACTACCGCAATAACTGGTCTTGCAATGGCTATTGGAATAACCGGAGATGAAGAAAAAGATGTAAAGAAAAGACAGGTTATTACAACACCGGAAAGTATAGCAAACCAATTAGGAGACAATAAATCGCAAGATGTTTAATAAAATAGAAAGCGGAATTTCAATAGATATTCAAGGATTAATTTGCAACATACCCCCAGAAGGGTATGTTTTTAATTTAGCAACAAAAAAACTTGAGCGCCGCGAAGTTTATAAAAGATCAAACGACACCAAGGAGCAATACTGGGAAAGAACCCCATTGCCTCATTGGTATAAAGAAGTAATGAAGAAAGAGGAGGCGTATGATAAAAAAAGAAAAGAAGATGATGCTCCTTTTTATGATGAAAACCTTGAAAAATATAAGCAACAAGAATGGGATAGAAGGTTAAATGGCTTTTGGTTTATGAATAATGGGAAAGCTACGTATATAACCGGATCTCATTACATGTATATGCAATGGTTTCAAATTGACATTGGTTATCCAAGATTTAGACAACCAGATTTGGAATATTTTTATTTTTTAAAGTATGTTGAAGAAGATCCAGATTGCATGGGCATGCTAGAAATAACCAAGCGCCGATTCGGTAAAACATACAGGGGCGGAATGTTCTTGTACGATTACATAACTCGTACAAGAATGACAAATGGAGGTATCCAATCAAAAACTGGCGCTGATGCTAAAAAAGTTTTTGCAAAAGCAGTAATTTCTCCATTTAAAAAATTACCAAGATTTTTTAGACCAGAGTATGACATGAGCTTGGGTGTTACCCCAAAGTCTGAAATAAGATTCCAGCAAACGAACGTAAGAGGAAAAAAAGCGGAAGATAATATTGATAAAGACGAATTAGGATCAATGATTGACTTCCAAAGTGCAGATACTATTGCTTATGATGGGCAAAAATTACACAGGTATTTTTCAGACGAGTGGGCAAAAACTACCGAAGTAAATATTTATGATAGGCATGAGGTTATTCGTTATTGTTTACTTGATGATGAAGGTAAAATTATTGGTAAGGCGCTTTATAGTTCTACAGTTGAAAAACTTGACACCGAAAGAGATGGTATTCAAGATGCAGCTAAAAGCCTTTGGGATGATAGCGACCAGTTAAACAAACAAGAAAACGGAAGGACAGCTAGTGGCTTATATCGTTTTTTTATGACGGCAGACAGGGCCAAAAACTTTGATTTGTATGGTTTTCCAGACGTAGATAAAACAATAAAAGACATACTTGCAGACAGAGATACAGTTAAACACAATGCAAGGTCTTTATCTAAAAGGATTAAAAAAGAAGCCAGAACCATTGAGGAAGCATTTAGCAATGATGGAGATGATTGTATTTTTAATGTTCAAAATATAAATGCGCAAATAGCATATTTAAGACAAACTCCAATATCTAGATTTAGATACTTAAATTTCTACAGAGACCTAGATACACAGAAGGTAAAATGGCGAGATGTTGATCCGAATAAAACAGATTTATACTGGAAGGTACTTGTGCTTCCGCCATCTGGGCAAGACAACCAATACAAAATGAACGGAAACGCAAGGCTACCAACTAGAGCCAATATAGGCGTTATCGGTGTGGATGGATATTCAAATACGCAAGGAGGTAAAGAATATGGCTCAAAACTTTCCGGATGGTATTTTATAAAATACGACATAAACGATCCAGAAAATACAGGCTTGTTTGGAGGTCATATTTATGGAAGGCCAAATGAAAAAGACGACATGTATAATCAAATACTTCTTTGCTCTGAATACATGAGTTTCCCAACTTATTTTGAGTTTGTGTCAGATGATTATTATACCTATTTTAAAAATAGAGGGAGGTTAAATTATCTTGGAAGATTTCCTAAAAATTCAATAGATCCAATAAGATTAAAAAAAGACAAGGTAGATAGGCACTTTGGTTTTCCAACTACCGAATTTGCATTAACAAAACAAAATGATGCAATGATAACTTATGTTGAACACCATAGCGAAAAGATATTTTATGAGGAATTGCTTGATGATTTACTTAAATTTAGGCCATACAAAAGAACGCCATCCGATAGAACGGTAAGCGCAATGATAACACTGGTAAGCAGTTTAGAGCAACAGCCAGTAGAAAAAGTGATTACAAAACCGCTTATACGTGTTTTTCAAAACGCCCCAAGTGTATCAATGTAGATAACGACTATTTAAAAAAAATTTTTTGTAATAAAAAAAATGATATATTTGGTGCAAAGAAAATCTCCGATGAAACCATTTCTTTTAAAAATAATCAAAAAAAACAATCCACTATTTACATAAGTGATTAGTGGCTTTTTTATATATGGAAATGACTGGAACAATATTAAAAGAATTTCAATTAAATGATTTATCAATAAAAGATAAATCAGAAAAAGAATATGGCTTAAAAATAGCTAAGTATATTGATTCTACTATAGGCGGAGGCATTAGTTCTTATTACTGGACAAGAAATAATAGATACAAGCTAAATAGAAATGCGGCCAATGGAAGAATAAATATGGGCAAGTTTCAAGATTTGCTTGATTTTAATGGCAAGGTTAATTATGCTAATATAAATTGGCAATCTATAAGAATTGTAAACCGAATAATATCTGGACTTGTAGGTAGATGGATGCAGCGAAACGAAAGAATACAAGTTACGGCAATTGACAATTTATCGCAAGACCAAAAATACCAAGAGTATAAAGAGCTTGAATTTTTAATAGCAAATAGAGAATATCTAGCGAAGCTTGAAGAGGAAAGCGGAATGAAGCTTACTCCAGATCAACAAATTCCAGAAACAAGAGACGATTTAAACCTTTGGGTAAAGCAATTCCAAAGACTTCCAGAAGAAATATTGTATGAGCTTGCCTGCAATGATATATTACAATCTTGCGGGTGGTTTGATGTTCTTAAAGAAAAAATGCTACACGATAGCGCTGAAGTAGGCCTAGTTGGAACATATACTTGGATGGACGAACAGGGTGTAATTCATGTGGATTACGTTAAGCCGGAAAATGCAATATATTCTTATAGTGAATATCCGGATTTTAGAGATACGTCTTGGAGAGGGCAGGTAAAATCAATGAAGATAAGCGACCTTCGCAGGAAGTATGGCAAGGAGTTTGGAGGAAATCTTACTGAAGAGGAATTGTGGGAAATTGCAGCAACAGCAAAAGATTTTCAATACAACGATAAACTTCGCTGGGACGTAAATTGGAATATAACATTTTTTAGACCATATGATGAATGGAATATTGATGTGCTTGATTTTGAAATAAAAACAGTCGATACTGATAAGTATACGGCAGTAACAACAAAAAAGAACAAAAGCACAATTTTAAAAAAGGGTAGTGATGAAAAGCAGGCGGAAAATGAAGAAGTAATTGACGATACTAAATACAATATTTATCGTGGAGTGATGGTAAGGGTTAAGCAAATAATGCTTGAGTGGGGATTGAAAAGAAATATGATACGCCCTCAAGATCCAAAAGAATCTGGAAACGCAGAGTTTTCTTATTCTTTTTACATGTATCAAAATTACTCTTTAACTAACCTTGCAGTACCGGAAAAAATTGAAGAACCATCAGACCAAATGATTTTGGCTCGCCTTAAAATGCAGCAGCTTGTTGCTAAAATGCGACCTACTGGTGCTTTGATAAATTGGGACGCTCTTCAATCTATTGATTACGGGTTAGGAGATGCAAATAAAACTATAGATGTAATGAAGCTGTATGACCAAACCGGTACGCTTTATTATAGAGGTAGAGATGATGAAGGAAATCAAATTCCTGTTCCTATTACAGAACTTGCAAATTCTGGTTTTCTTCCACAAATGCAGGGCCTTATTCAATTATACCAATTTCATTATTCGGTATTAAAAGACGAGCTTGGAGAAGATCCAAACATGGCCAATCAAGCTTTGCAACCAAGAGTAACAACAGGAAACATAGATACCGCCCAGCAAGTAGCAGCTAACGCTACCGATTACATGTATAACGCTTATGTAGAGTGTATGAAACAAACGGCAAGGAAAATTTCATGTTTATTAAACAAGTCTGTTATTTTTGGTGCTCAAGCTTACAGACACATAGTTGGCGAAGAAGATGTAAAATCAAGGGTGTTTAATACCGATGTAAAACTTTTGCCTACAAGCCAAGAGATAATGATGCTTGATCAAAAAATGAATCAAGCTATCGCATCAAATCCACAGCTTGCTATGTTCTTAGATACATTTAAGATAATAAGAATAGCAAAAGAAGATGTTAAGCTTGCTGAAGAGTATTATAGAATTTCAATGAAAAAAATGCAAGAGACGCTTCAAGCTCAAGCTATGCAAAACCAGCAAATGACAATACAAGGTCAAATGCAATCTGCACAGTTGGCTGAACAAGAAAGAAGAAAATCTCTTGAAATGGAACTTGAAATTAAAAAAAGAATAAGCGATGCGGAAACAACCAACGAGTTAAAGAAGTCAATGGTTGCAGGATTGTTTGGTATTTATCAAAAGGGGATGGCAGTTCCGCCAGAATTAAAGCCGCTTGAATCTGAAATTTTGCAAAACATAGCAATGCCGTTGTTTGCTGAAAACATAAATGCAGAAGATATGATGGCAGCACAAATGGCAGCGGAGCAGCAACAAGGACAGCCGCAAGAAGAAGGGCAAGAACAAGAGGCGCAGCAAAGTCCAGAGCAAGAACAGGCAGAGCCACAAGAAGCAGAAATGGAACAGCAACAAATGCAAGAACAAATGTAATTTTATGCCATACAAATCAGAGGCGCAAAGAAAATATTTTAATGTTCATAAACAAGAATTAGAGAAAGAAGGCGTTAACGTGTCTGAATGGAATAAAGAAAGCAAAGGAATGAAATTACCTAACAAAATTGTTCAAGCAAAAAAACAAAAAAATGCCAAGAGGACTAGTAAATAGAACAGGGGATATGCCAGATGGCAGAGGAATTGTAAACAATACATCTCCAGATGGTAGGGCTCTTGTAAATGCGTATGCTAAAGGAACAAAAAATGCTTCAAAAGGAGCTGCAATGGTAGGTGAAAAAGGAAAAGAAATAGTTGTGATGAAAGGAGGCGAAAAGGTTATTCCAAACAACAAAGTATCTAAATATTTACAAGGCAAAATAGTTCAAGCTAAAAACAAAAAATCATGATAAACACAATAGCATCTCAAGCTTTAAGGGGGCAGTCGGTTAAAGTAACTGTTGCTCCAACAGATATTGCAGAAATGCAATCATTAGTTATCGGACAAGTTATGTATAGTGAAGATGGATTACTTCCTTTGGGAACAGTTATTTCCGTAGATTATTATGGTAATTCATTTAAAGTAATACCACTGTTTAATGGACAAATTAAAAACTTTGCGTTTGCAACAATTCCCGGAATTTTAAGCGCAGGCGCTACGGTTTACCAAGATTAATTATTAATTATTAAAAATAAATTTTTATGTTAGCACAATATTTAGATCTTGCTCCACAACTTCAAGCAGACAATTTGGGGTATGTTATTATTGATGTAAGTAATTATGATTATACATTAATACAACCTATTGGAGCAGATGTCAGTAAGGTTGAATGTAGTATAGATGGTGGTGATATAACTGGAGTAACTGATGGAAACGCAACTTCTGCTACTAATTTTTATGCAGCAGCAGGAATTACGGTTTCAGATGGCGTAACATATGTAAACAGCATAACTTCCACAAGAACAGTTAGATTTCCTGTAGTTGGTAGGTATTTAAAAATAACAGCCAGCCCAACAAGCATGAATAAATTATTAGTAATGTTAGCTAAAATTTCATAAAATGACAATAACACCGGAAATAATAAAAGGAAAATTATTTTCTTTTCAAACATCAGCACATAGTTTGCATTTTGATACAAGGTCTTATGCCGAACACAAAGCTTTACAAAAGCTTTATGAAGGTATAGATGGAATCAAAGATGATATTCTTGAAATTTTGATGGGTTATCAAAATGGAAAAAGAATAGGCAAAGCAAAGCTTGATGAATTTCCAACTTATAGTCAAGAGGCAGTAACCGCATTGGTAAAAGAAGGAATGTCTTTTGCTTATGAATTAGAAATGTGGGCCGAAGATAAAAAGTATTGCGACCTTTCAAACAAAGCACAAGATTTGAGTGGAATATTTGCAAGAACGCAATACATGCTTACTTTAAGCTAAAAAACAAATAGATATATGTCAGAACAAACTAACGAACAAACTACAATTGAGCAAGAGAGCAATCTTGCCAATCCTTTCTCTGAAGAAAGTTGGGTGGATTCATCCGTAAATGTAGAAAGCAAAGGGCAGCCTTTGCAGCAATCTCAAGTATCCGATTCTCAACCAAAAACAGAAGATGAAATTTATGATGCTAACGAGTATCTTAAACTAAAGCTTGGTTTTGATAATTGGGAAGATGCAGCTACCCAAATTAATGAATTAAAAAACAAAAAAGATTTTGCTTTTGAAAATGAAGATAGCAGAAAGCTTTTTGATTATGTTAAAGATCAAAAAGAAGAAGAGCTAATAACTTTTCTTCAAGAAAAGAAAAAAATAGAAAGACTTTCTAATTCTGAAATTAAAGATGCTGATACTGCTGCCGAAATAGTTAAATTAAGCATGCGCCAAAAAAACAAAGATCTTGATCAAAGCGAAATAGATTTTTTATTTAACGAGCAATTTAAAAAACCATCAAAACCGGAGCAAAGATTTGATGAACTTGACAGCGAGTACGAAGAAAGAACAAACTCTTGGGAAAGCAGAATAAATGAAATAGAAAAAAAGCTGGTTATAGAAGCTAAATTAGCAAAGCCAGAAATAGATAAAATAAAATCAAGTTTTGTATTACCAGATATAAATCCTAGCCAATCCCAAGTAGGTTATACCCAAGAAGAATTGGATAATCAAAAAAGATACATGGATAATTATTATAGTAATGTAAACGATGTTATAGGTTCGTTTGATGGACTAAGCGCAACAGTAAAGGACGAAGGATCAGATTTTACGGTTGCATACGTACCCTCTTATGAAGAAAAACAGGCCGTTGCAGACCAATTAAAGTCTTTTGCTGAACACAACATGGATGCTAACATGATATTTGCCGAAAGATGGGTAAATGATGATAACACCATAAATGTAAAGCAAATGACCAAAGATTTGTTTTTGTTGCAAAACGAAAATAAAATCACACAGAAATACGTAAATGATGCCGCAAATAAAAAGTTGACAATGCACCTAAAAAAGCAAAGCAACATTAATTTTAGCGGCACGCAAAACAATGGAACATTTGAAGTAGACAACAGGCAGTCTGAAATGGATAAGCTTGCTGCGTTAATGTTCCAAAAGTAAAAACATTAAAAACCTTTAAATTTAAACAAAATGGCAGGGATTCCTACCTCAAACATTTTGCAACCGGGTGCTATTAGTACCCCATATGTGCAAAGACAGTTAATATCTGATCTTCAGTTATTAACTCCACAATACTACAAGCAATATGTAGAAAAATATGGCAACGAAGATTTCACTTGGTGGTTAGCAACCTATGGTGGAATGGAAGAAGTTAAAAATCGCAACTATTTCTGGTTTGAAAACAGAGGTAAATTGCAAGTGGGTGTGCAAATTGCTACAGCAGTTACTGCAAACGTAGCAGGTGCTACAGTCAGTTTGACTTTGGCTTCTGGCGACCACTTTAATTCTGGTACACAATCTCCATTAAGAGTTGGTGAAACTATCAGAATCGCATCTACAAACGTAGAAGGTGAAATCATTGCAATCACAGGTACAACTGCTAGTGCATTTACTTTCCAAATTCGTCCAAAAATTTCTACTCAAGCATTAAATTCATTAGGCTCAACTCAATTGTTGACTACTGATGTTATTTTGTTTGGTGGTGATATGGATGCTGGTGAAGCTTCTACAAGCATCAATCCTCTTATCCATTTGGATCAGAAATACGAGAACAGCATTACCGAAATGAGAGAATCTTGGTCAGCATCAGATTTGGCTGAAATGAGTGAAGTTTTCTACAATAGTGGTGTTTCTGGTATGGAAATGGCAGGTGGCGCACAAGCTGGTACTAGCTATTTCACTTACAAAGGATTGGTAAAATCAAACCAACGCTTCATCAACAACGTAGAGTTTAAATTAATGCGTGGTAATATTCAAAATAATACCGGTTTAGGTACTACTACATCTGTAGGTTCTCAAGGTATTATTCCTAAGGTTCTTGCTGATGGTGAAACAGTTGGTTATACTCCGGGTACATTGGATATTGCTAAACTGCATGAAATCACTCGTATCATGGACGTTAATGGTTGTGCCAACGAAAATATGTGGTTACAAGATATTTATCAAAGACAAAACTTCTCTGACGGGTTGTTTAAAGAATATCCTGCTGGTGCTTACGTTTGGGGGCAAAACGAAAAGTCAGAAGAAGCCGCTATTAACTATGGTGTACAATCATTGAGAATTGATGGATATATGTTCAAAGTTAAGAAGTACAAACAATTCAATACAGAAATGACCGTAGGTATCACTCCTGTATCTGATTTCTTCCGTAATTTCGGAATGATTTGTCCTCAAGGCGAAACTCGTGATGCGAAAAATGTTACTAAAGCATACAAAAACATTACTGTTATGTATCAAGCTCCTCCAAAAGGCGGAACTACTGGTAACGCAATCAGAGTATGGCAATGGGGTGGCGGTTCTCAGAACCCAACTTCTGGAACAATGACTGACAACATTGAAACTATCACTTATCGTGGTACTCGTGTATGTGCAGCAAACCAATTCATTATCGTTCAAGCTGGATAATCAGCTAAATAAAAAAACACCCCGGGTTGAGAAATCTCCCGGGGTTATTTTAAAATATCATCCTATGTATGTAGGAGGCATAAGCCTTAAAATTAAAAAATTAAAAAAAATAAAATGGCAAGATTAAAAGATGTGAATTTTTCTTTACAAGGAGAAACACAACAATCAGAAAGTTCTTTATTTCACGAAGAAGTTGCAAGAATAGCAGTATTAGATAACCCACCAACTACTGAAACAAGATTTCATATTTTTAAATTGGTAGATACCAATAAAAAAGGTGGCACTTATATTCCTAATATTGATGATGTTATTAACCCAGAAACAGGCAAAGAAGAAAGAGTTAGATTGCTTTCTGGAGTGGAATCAATTTGGGTAAAAGACCAAAAAGGATTAGATCAAGATTATATAAGACAAAACGCAAAAAGTTTAGCTTTCCCAAGAGGTGCAAAATGTTTGCGCATACCAGATTGGGATAAAACAGCGTTAGAGTTTGCAAGAATATGCAGACATAATATTGGTAATCCAAATAGAAAGAGCGGCAGTAAGTTTGAGTTTTTTGAATACGATCCAGCAAAACAAGCTAGAGAAGCATTTGAAAGAGAAAGTTTAGAAATTGATATGGCAATTATTGCTCGTGAATTGGATGAAGTTACTTTGAAAAAATATATCAGCTTTTTGAAAATAATAATGCACGATGAACTTGGCGAACCAAAAACAATTGATTCTTTAAGAAAAGAATTAATGATGTATGCTAAGAGAAATCCATTTTTATTCAGAGATTTGATTAATAATAAATCTACAGAAGTTGAGATTAATTATATGGTAAAGAAAGGGATTCTTTCAGCTAAAATAGATGTAGGCAGTCAACCCGGCAGAGCATTTTGGGCAAATGGCGGTGGTTTAATCGGATTAATACCATCTAACAGACAGGCCTTGGATTATTTAACTGAATTGGCTTTGACTAATACAGAAGAAGGAAGAACATTCCAGAAACAATTAAAAGAAACAATGAAATGACAATAGATGAAGTTTATCAAATAGTACTTTATAGTACGGCTAAGAATTTATCGCAAGGCTATGTTAGTCCGAATGATTTTAATCTTACTATAAACCAAGCACAAAAAAGCTATGTGTCTTATCTACTTGGTTCATTTCAGCAATATATGCCCGGTCGGGCGGTCGCAAGGGTAGAATTTGGACAAAACACAATAGTTCGTACTAGATTAGCTCCAATAATTTATTGGGACAATTTAACTGTTGATCCTGCTGGGTTTTGTCCATACCCAAGCGATTACTTGCAATCAGATGCAATGTTTACGGCTACTGGATATGAAAGAATAAGATGCGTACAGCAAGATTCGCTATATTCTTTTTATAAATCTCAAATTGATCCAGTTGCAAGCAACCCAATTTATTTACTTGAAGATACGGGGTTTCATTTTTTTCCAGAAAATATAGGAGCAGCAAAATTAAGTTATGTAGCAAATCCTCCGGATATGCTATGGAATTATACGTTAAACCCTAATGGTATTCCAGTTTATGATTCTGCAACAAGCATACAATCAGTTTGGGACGATGCTTCTATATTAGATATTATAGTTCGTGCGTTAGCAATAATTGGTGTAAATTTACAATTAAATGCAGTTGAACAATATTCAATGGCAATTAAAAACCAAGGACAATAATGGCAAATCAAATACAAGGTACAGTTTACCAAATTGACGGCAATCCGTTATCATCTCCAATCCAAGTTGCTTTTTTAACTAGCAATATATACATCAGAGAGTTTCAAATTGATTTGATACCAGCGGTTAATGCAGCGATTGTTTATTATCCAAATACAAACAATCAATTACAAGAGCAGACATTTTTAGTTTCCGAATCCGCATCTACATTAATAGCGGCAGCAAACGTAAACTGCACTACACAAGTATCTACAACAGTTTTAGAAATAAATCAAGAACCACAAATACCGGGCGGATTGAACTTTAGTTTCCCTGCACAAGGTATTTCAATATGGCCTGTATCTGTACCTGTAGTAGGAGGAGTTAATTCTTTCCTTGAATTTAAAAATAAAAAATATTATCTTCTTGAAAATGAAGCCACTTTAGTAGCAGCAGCAAATGTATGTGGAGGAGGAGGAGGCGGTACATCAACTGGAATTAATGGTTTAAATGGTACTACTAATATAGGATTAGGTGGAACGTTATTAAATGATACTAATATTTTAGGCGATAACTTTTTATTTAATTTTTATGATTTTAAAAGTTTTTTGTTATTTGATATATCAGCAACAGCTAAACTAAATTTAGGCGCAACAGAAGTTTATTTTATTTATAATGGTACAGGTTTTAGATCTTCAGGTAATATACAAACAGTTGGAGATTTAACTAATTCAAATTTACAATTTACAGTAGATTGTGTAAATCAATTAATATATACTAATAATGGTGCTAATATTAGTGGTATTGATTTTGATTTTACAAATCAAGTAATTTCAGTTATTAATTTTAATTCGGGAATAGGATTAAAATTACAAGCTGATGCACAAACTTTTTTAGGTGATTATAATAATAATACGGGTAATGGTATTTATTTTGTTATTAATCAATCGGCAAATGAAATAACTAATTTAGATAACACAGGTACAAAATTTGGATTTGATATTAATTATTCGGGAAATTATATTTTTGGTGCGGTAAATTCGGGAAATTTAACGAATATTAAAATAAACGATATTGGACAAATTATATCTTCTGAATGGCTTAATAATCAAACAGCATTATACATAGATTTTTTAAATGGTAATTTTGGATTAATTAATAATCCTGCACAGCAGGAAGGTGTATGGGTAAATAATATAAATGATGCAATAAATAAAGCCGTTATTTTAGGATTTGGAGATAGTCAACAAAGTGTTTTATTTATTAAAGCAACAGAATTGCAAACGTATTATAATGGAATAGGCAACGGATTAAAATTTGATTTTAATATAAATTTTTATTCTTTTGGCGATTATGATATGCAACAAACAGGTACTTCATTTTTTATAGATAGTAACAACGGTTATATTTATACAGAAGTTGCAGGAAATAAAGCAGGTATATTTTTTGACTATCAAGCAAATCAATATTTTTTAGGTAGTTATTTTCAAAATAGTTATTTTGGTATAGATAGTAATAATCATAAATTATTAGCTACAAATGATATTAAAGCAACACCAAGCTCAGTAGCACCAACATTAGATTATATAAAAATAAATATAGGCGGAACTGATTATTTAATCCCATTATATCAATAACATGAACAAAGAACAAGCATTACAGATTATTAAGCAAGTAGTAGATCAATCTATTGCAAATGGAATTTTTAAAAATGCAGAGACAGTAAGTACCGCATTACAAGCATTGCAAACAATAGCAAAAGAATTACAAACAAATAATCAATGACAAGGTATCAACTTATAGAGCAAATATTAAGACAAGTCTATGGCACACAGCCATCAGATGATGCTTCCATTACACCCAACCTAGTTAATCAAATGATTAATCAAGGGATTGGCTTAATGGTAAAACAAAACTATAGGGATGCAGTACAACTTGATGGTGTCGGATATGTCAATAATAGTTTTTATACTACATTTAAAGGATTAACGCCTACATTAGATGAAACTAATTTATGGAAAATAACATTGCCACAAGTTCCTATGGCGGTGGGTAAAAACGAAGGCATTTCTACACTTCAATTTAAGGATGTTGATGGCTTGATATCAAGACCTGTTATTTGGTTATCACAAGACCAAGTTACATACTATCAGTCTTTACAACAGCCACCAAGCAAAACAATAGCATATTCTCAAGGAGATAGTGTATATGTTGCAACAACTTTGATATTAAATACCTATACCGCATCAGTTACAATTATTTCTGGTGGAGATAGCACTAATTTGAATAGCAATTTAAGTGTACCAGATGATTATATTCCGGGTATAGTTGATTATGTAACTAAATCTTTAATGCTTTCAAGACAACAAATACAAGACAACGCAAATGACGGAAACGATGCAATAAGAACAGTATAATATAAAAATATGAAACCAATAAAGAATCAGATCTTATTTAAGCCATTCTTGCAAGAAGAAAAAACGCAAGGTGGCCTTTTTGTTCCAGATAGCTTCAGACAGGAATCTGACAAAGGAGAAATCGTAGAAGTAGGAAACGGAACTAAAGACCATCCAATGTATCTTAAAAAAGGCGATATTGGATATAGAGTACATAAATGGGGAACATTGATAGAAAAAGACGGAGAAAATTTATATTTAATGGAAGATAGTGCTATATTAGCAACAATTTAAACCTATGTAAAATGAGTAACACACACCAACAATATGTATCCCTGGATACAGTTATAAATTTATATTTAGACAGGTCTGAACAAAGCATACATAAGTATTACAAATGCTGGCAGCTTGCTTTTTCTGGCATGGAGGAAATGGGGCTTGATTTTTTTTATCAAATCAAGTCCGTAAAACTTCCAGTAAATGCTAACCTTACAGTTAGCCTACCGGACGACTATCTTAATTATTCAAAAGTTGGTGTTTTAAATAGCCAAGGAGAAATTATCCCAATGGGGTATAATAGCAACCTTACCACTTTTGCGGATCTACAACCTAACAGACTTGCACAAACGCAAGATAATTCTATAATAGACATAGTTCAATTCAACACTCCAATCTGGTATAACTATTGGAACAATGGCGCATTTTCTACTTTATATGGATTGCCAAGCGGATCACCATTTGTCGGCAGTTTTAAAGTAGATAATCATAACGGGGTTTTGTTATTAAGCGAAAACTTTGGATATGATTATGTTATGCTGGAGTATGTAGCTTCACCAAAACAAGGAGAAGAATATTATGTTCCAATCCAATTCAAAACAGCACTAATGTGGTATATTGCTTACAATGATATCGCTATGCTTCCCAACAGCAGAAAAGGAACTCTTGGAGATAAAGAACAAAGGAAAAGAGCATATCATAATGAAAGAAGAGTAGCCAACGCAAGATATAGACCAGTTGATTTACAATCAGCACACCAATGGAGCATGGAACAACAACGCTTAACCATAAAAATGTAACCAGTGATAGAAGTTAGAGGCTTTAATGGTAAATTAAATCAAGACGACAATCCATATAGACTGCCAAAGGGAGATTACACCGATGCGCTAAATATAACAAGAGACGCGCAAGGTGATGGTCAAGACGAAGTTGTATCTAATATATTAGGTAATTTATTAGTTGAAGATACGCTTCCCCCAACCGGCATAAACAAGGTTATAGGTAACTATGCAGACAGAACAAGAAATAGACTTTATTATTTTACATGGAATAGCAATGGTTATAATAGAATAAGCTATTACGATTTAACTACAGATACAATAACAATATTGCTAGAGGATTTAACTGATACTGGAAACGTAGGCATATTAAATTTTGATCCTTCATTTAGAATAAACCATACAGATATTGTTTATAGAGACGATGCAGGAGATTTGCTTTTTTGGACAGATGGACTTAATCCGCCATCTAAGATAAATGTAAAGACAGCAGAAACCGGAGGTTATGGCGTGGTTTTAAGAAGTTACATTGATGTAGCTAAAGAGCCGCCATCAGCACCTCCTTATTGTGTTTATGAGGATGATATAAATGTAACGGTTAATAATCTTCAAAACAAGCAATTCAAATTCAAATACAGGTTTGTTTACGATGATAACGAAAAAAGTGTAACCAGTGCACAAAGCGAAGTACCAATACCATATCTTTATTCATCACAAGCGGTAGTTACAGATCCAACCAAAAATGCAGACATTTTTATAGCTTTTCAAACTGGCGCAGAAAACGTAGTCAAAATAGAATTGCTTGGCGCAAAAAGTTTAGGAAACACATGGTCTGATTTTTTTTTAATAACAGTATTAGATAAAGCAGAGCTTGGAATAAATAGTAACGATGTAAGTTACTTTCGTTTTTATAATGATAAAGCATATAGCATTATCCCAATAGACGAAAGTTTGCAACCTTTTGATGCAGTGCCTCAAATAGCATATACCCAATCGCTTCCAAATGGAAATGTTTTAGACTATGGTGCGATAACCGAAGGGTACGATTTAATAGTACCAGAATATGAAGCATCTTCTTCGTATATAATATCATATTCTTATGCTGGTAATTTTTTAATTTTAGCGTATCAAAATGCACAACCGGCGTTTAACACTGGGGACATTAAAATAATAATGGCAGCCACAGGTATAATTCCGCCATCGGTTGGAGGCGCAAATCAGAAGGGGCAGCTTGATGCAGGAACTATATCTGTATCTATTTTAGACGGAGTAACACCAATAACACTAAGCGCTAGTGCCGGAACTGGTTTTTTTACTTTCCCATTAGCCATTGCTCCGCCATACATAACCCCCGGCTCGTCAATAATAGAACAGTTTTCTACTCAAGCAATTTCAAATGGTTTTACAATAGTTTCATCAAATGACAACGAATTAGTAATAAACAAGTCTGGCTCGGTTTTACAAAAAACAACAAACAATAGCAGAAGCGTTCCTATTACAATAGTCGCTCCGTCAAATTATGCTTTAAACAATAATTCTCAATTTGCTTATAACTGGAACTCAATATATTCTTTTGGAATAGTTTATTTTGATCAAAAAGGAAGAACTAATAGTGTTATTTATTCTCCACAAACGTCAGTTCAAACCGGAGCGTATTCGGAAAATTCTTTTTTAAATAACATGACTTCTGCTAATTTGCCATTAATAAATTTAGAAATAAATAGCAGACCTCCGGATTGGGCTTATTACTTTGAAATAGTAAGAACAAAAAATTTAACTAAATCTGATTATTTATATTGGATAAGCGAATATACTTATAAAGACACCACTGCGCAGCAGGATGGGTACACTTACGCATATATATCTATTGCAAACTTATTTGCTTATATTTCAGCCAACCCACAAGTAAAAACAATTGGATACGAATTTGCGCCGGGAGACAGGATAAGGTTTATAAAGCTATACGACAGCACAGGAAGTACCGCTCAATTATATACAAGTAAAGATTATGAAATAATAGCTCTTTTAACAGACGTGGAGCTTCAAGGAACTTTAATAAAAGGCGGAGTTTTAAAAATAGTTCTTCCTCCAACAAGCGCAACATTTGATTTTGGCACAGCGGCTTTTGCAAATTATTTAATTGAAATTTATACCCCATCGGTAAACTTTTCAAACAATGTTAATTTATATTACGAGTTTGGCGAAAGATATATAGTTGGCAATCCCGGAACTTTATTAGCTTATCATGAAGGATCGGTGCAAAATCAAACAGAAAATTTATCTCAACCCGCTACGTATCAATTTTATAAAGGAGACGGATATTTTAGATCAAGATTAATATTAACTGGAGGACAAGCCACATTGGATTTTAGAGCAAAGTCCGGAATAGCTGGGACTTATTTTCCTATGGCTAATTTAGTCTCTAACGATTCAACACACAATGGCGCATATACTATAAATGAAGTTCCGTCAGCCAGTAATTATCAAATAACAATAAACGACACAGCAGTCGGAGCTAATTTTATTGCAAACGGATATATTACAGTAAAAAGCAGCGTAAATTCAACAGGAGCAGTATTGCAGTTAGTTAGAGATTTTACTGGGACTGGGACTTGGTTTCCATTAGGAGCATTAACTGCCGGGGTGTCTATAACAAGACAAATAACAAATTATCCTTTGCAAATAACGCCGGGAAACACCTATGGCGGCCTTCAGCTAGCGGGTTTTACTGGTGAAATAATAGCTTTTCAATTAACACTTACAGATGGAAGAAGTATTTATCAAGGAATAATAGATCCTAATTTTTCTGACAATTATGATAGCGCAGCATTGCCAAATGGAAGGCCTTGGATATATAATGAGAATGTAAAACGAGAGTTTAATCCTACATTAATAAGATTTGGCGGCGAATATCAGCCGGGAACTAACATAAACAATATAAACAGATTTTACGAAGATGATTTTGATGTGTATGATAGAAGTAGGGGCTCTATTAAAAAAATGTTTATTGAGGGAAGAAACCAATATATTTTTCACCAGTATGATGTAGGAGTAGTAACCGTATTGACGCAGATAGTTAGAGACACCGCAGGCAATCCTTTATCAGCAGAAAGCGTAAAGCTTTTGAATAAAATAGTATATCCATACATTGGACAATATGGTATAGGAGACATTCCAGAAAGCTTTGCTTATGGTAAGCATGCAAAATATTTTATTGATAATAACAAGGGCGTAGTATGCAGATTGAGTACAGACGGAATAACTCCGCTTTCTATTCTTTATAAAATGAACGCATTTTTTGTTTTGTATTTATCTAAATATAGAGAAGCGCAGGATTATCTACTTCAATTAGCAGGTTATCCTACGGTTTATGGTGCTTACGATGCTTATACAAATAAGTATATAATAGCAATGGATGCTATTTATAATGATACCGTTTTTGTGCAAGAGGCATATACGCTTTCCTTTTTAGAATCAAGAGACAGCAAACAAGGGTTTGAATCATACCTATCTTTTCATCCAGAAAACATGGGAGACGTAAATAATCTTTTTATTACTTTTTTGAACGGAGAGTTGTGGAAACACAACAATACCGTTCATTGTAATTTTTATGCAAACCAATATCCTGCATCAATAGAAACCGTATTTAATGATCAACCGCTTGATAAAAAAACATATTTAGCAGTAATGCAAACATCAAGTACGGTATGGTATTGCCCGTCAATAAAATCTCAAGTAAATTCTTATGGTAGCACTTCGCAGGAATCTTCTTTAAGTACAGCAAGATTTACTCTTTTAGAAGGACAATATAATTCAGCTATTTTAAGAGACGCTAATAGTACCGGAGGAATTATAAATGGAGACACAATGAAAGGTAACTACCTTTTTGTCCAGTTTAAAATTGATGATGCCTCCAGCTTTTATTATATTAATACGGTATCTTTGAATTACATTAATTCACCTTTAAACGTAAGATAAAATGGGATTTACTGTAACAATGCAAACGCCATATATTTTAGTAGAGCCAAGTGTTAGCGGTGAAGGGCTAGTAACATTAAATAACGTGTCTCAATTTGGTACTGTATTTCAAGTAAATGCAGGCACTACGGTCTGTTCAATTGGAGATGTGGTTTACTATAATATAGCAGACACAAGCTCCATCCAAGAAAGCGCCGGAAGTATAATTTATACTGCAATAGACGAAAGTAAAATAATATTTGTAGAGGGATAGTTATGGAAAACGAAACAAAAGACATGATTGAAAAAATAGACGAGTTGGAGGTTGTTATGGCCGAAAACTTCCCTATTGTAAATTGTCCTTTGACACACAGGTTTACAGACGGATTGTATGTAAGAGAAATATTTATGCCTGCTGGAACTTTAATTACAAGTAAAATACACAAAACACAGCATCAGTATTTTATATTAAAGGGCGCAGTTTCTGTATGGATTGATGAAGGAGAAGAAGTTTATTTGGAAGCTCCGTATATTGGAATTACAGAGCCGGGAACAAGAAGGGTTTTATATATATGGGAAGATTGCATTTGGGCCACATCACACCCAAATCCAGACAACGAAACAATTGAAGAAATAGAAGAAAGGATAATAGAAAAGCACGATAATCCTTTGTTGCCAACTGAACTAAAAGAAAAATTAAAAGAAATAAATTCATTTATCTCTAAAACAATAACATCATGAGTTACGTATCAATGGGGGTAGGCGCTGGCCTCTCGTTATATCAAATAATAAAGGGTGCAGGAGAAAAAAAAGCTGCATTAAAACAAAAAAATGCTTTAATGGCAAACATGCCTAAGTATCAAGGCAGCCAAGAGCTAGATTCTTTATATCAACAAGAGAAAGCAGCCGCAGCTACACCCGCTCAAGATACCGCTCAATTTAAAATGGGAGAGCAACAATCTCAAAGAAATTTAGCTACAGGCCTTGGCGCTGCCGGCGCTGCTGGAACATTAAGCCAAGGTATGGTATCTAGGTTAGTACAAGGCACTAATGATGCTTCTATGAGAAACCTAGTTGCAGCCCAAAATTTAAAGGAACAGCGTATGGGCAGACTTGGCGGATTGGTGAGCCAAAAGGCAGCAGAAGGTATGCGTAAATTTCAGATAAATCAACAACAGCCATGGGAGCTTCAGTTTTCAGACGCAATGGCACAAGGCACAGCTGGATCGCAAGCTCAACAGATGGGATTCCAAAACTTCTCAAGTCAATTGGGACAATTTGGAGCTATACAAGGATCTAAAGATTATTTAAAACAATATGCTAAGATGAAAAAGAATGGAGATTTTGGATAGTATTATTTTATATCCAAATGCAAACTAACAAATCAAATCAGTAAAACATGCAACAAGTACAGCCCGGATTTTATGGTGGAGACGCTTTTAGGATAGATACATCTGCTGCCACCAATTATTATTTAAAAAGACAAGCTCAACAACAGGCGAAGGAAGCTGCATTAGATAAATATTATAAAGGCTTAGTTTCTAGCGCAACACCTACGGGAATGAGAGGGCAAGAGATACCTGCATTTCAAGCCGCCTTAGCTGATTATAGAACATTTTATACCGAAAATTCTTCTAAAATAGCCAGTGGAATGTTTCCGGAATTAGCTTTAGAAGCAGAAAGAAAAGCAGCCGTTCCAGCTATGATAGCCGCCCAAAGCAAAAACAATTTTTCAAGAGATAAAAATATTGGAGTAATAAGAGGCTCTCAGCCAGAAACGGCTAAAAGATGGACACAAAATACTTGGAACACTTATCAGAAATCTACAAAGGCGCAATACTTACCAGATCCATCTGGCAAAGGGGTTATAGAAAATCCAGAATATTCGGATTTTGATCCAATGGCAATAGTTCTTAATCCAAAAGAAGTTGATTTGAATAAGCAATGGGCAGACACCGGTAAAGATATTGAAAGAGTAGAAACTACTATAGACGAGCCAGATGATTTAGATCCAAGGTTTTATACTAAAAGAACAGTAAAAACAACTCCAACGCCCGGAGGCCTAGGCTCGGTTGCAATAAAAGCAGATTCCCAATGGAATGATGAAACTGAATTTACTTTTGGCAAATACCTAGATAAAACATTTGAGCAATATTCAAAAGATAACCCGGCAAAAGTAAAAGAATTTCAAGTGTCGTACAATAAAGTTTATCCAAATAAACCCATTGAAAACGATAAAGATTTGTATATTGCCATGGCAATTAATTTAGCAGATAAAGACGAGCCAAAACCAACGCAAAGAATTAGAGATGACAAGAAATGGGCAGATTACAATAGATCTCAAAATATATCTGCTTCTAAAGAGATTGCAAAATACAATCATGCTTTGTCTAATGCGCCTCAAATTAAAAGCGATAATAACGTAAGGACGTATTTTGAAGATATACCAGACGGAACTTATACGACAACAAGCGGAGCTAGTGTTACAAAAAAAGGAGACAGATGGGTAGACGCAAGCGGCAAGGCATTAACAACAACTGGCGAAAATACTGTAAAGATAAACAAAGCGAGCTTGCCCACCCAGTTTCAAAAAAATGCACAAGGACGGGCTCAAAGTGCAGTTGATTATATGGATTTGCATGTTAACAATGGGGTGGCATCTGGAGGATATAATGAATTTACGAATTTAGTAACAAGAAAAGTGGCAGTAGGCGAAGCGTTAAAGGGAACAAAACAAAAAGCCTCAGTAACACAGATGGGCGCAGTAGTAGAAACTGATGATTTAGGTTTTTAATTAAAATATCAAATGACAAACGAACAACCAATCCAAGAAACCGAAGTAATACAAACGCCAACCCAAACCGAAGCCATTACCGAGGTATTGGTTGATCCAATATATAAACATAAAGACGGTAGAATATTTACCAAAAACCAGTTAATGACCAAGATGGGATTAACTGAAGATAGAATTAAAGATGGCATATCTAAAGGCATGATCACCCAAGTAGGAGACACTGACGATCCTACCCAGCAATTTAAGCATAAAGACGGCAGGATTTTTTCTATGAAAGAGTTTGCGGCCCAAGGTGTTACTAAAGACAGAGTAGCAAGTGGGATAGAGAAAGGAATGATAGTGCCAATTGAAAAAAAAAATCAAGTCGCTACTACAAAACCGCCTTTGGAAACGCAAAAGCCAGAGCCGCCAGTTTCTACAACTGGTGCTGCGGCTGGCGCATCAGTATCTACCACACCTCCAGCAGAAGAAAAACCAGTTGAAACCCCAGTAGCAACTACTCCGCCACCAACACCGGCGGTAGCGCCCCCACCAGTAGAAGAATCTAAGGTAGACTTTAGTGTTGCTCCAGCAGAAAAGCCAGCAGGCATAGCTCAATTACAAGGGCCAATAGAGCCAGTACAATCTAACATAGCAGTTAAAAATACAGATGGGCAAGACCAGTTTGCAATAATAACAAATCCTCAAGCGCCATTACCTTCTAAAGAAGAAGCTGAAAATTATTTTAATGCGCCTAGCAAAATTTCAGATGTCAATGTTTTTGATAATGCCGCTGAATACAACAAACTTAAAAATGCAAAGACAACCAAAATAGTATCAAGCGCAGGCGGAGGATATGAAACTGAAACACCAGATGAAGCGGCAGTAAAAAAAGCAAATCAAATACAACAAGAAGGATTAGATAAAAAAATAGACTACGACAAGGTAGTTAAAATAGGGAAACAAATAGACGAATACTATACCGATCCAGAGGAAAATAAAAAACAAAAACAAGATTTAAGCAACCTGCTTTTATCTGGAAATAAAAACCAATTTGATTATTATGCTTCTCAAATAGCATTTAACAATGAGCTTAAAAAAGGTTTATTAGGGCACTTTAATACAGATGAAACACAAAGAATAATTGGCAACATAGTAATACCGTATCAAAAATTATTTGAAACCACAACAAGAACAGGCCCTAATGGAGAACAAGTAATAGTTGCTGCCCAAGGAGATAAAATACCCGGTATTCAACAGGTATATAATAATTTAAAAAATACACTTGAAATTCAAAATATTGAAAACAAAGAAGAAATATTAGATAATTTTAGAGTGATAGCTGCAAGAGATATTGCTTTTCAAGCAATAAATCATCCAGAATATGTGGAAGCCGATTCGTTAGCGAGTACAGGTCTTGATGAAAATCAGATAATAGGAATGAGGTATGTATCATCTGTAGTTCCAGAGGAAATCGGAAAATATAGAGCAGCATTAATACCAGACGAAGATATAAAAGACAATTGGCAAGCTCAAACCGCAAAGCAACAAGCATTAAAATCGTTAAGTCAAATAGGAATAAATATAGTTTCTCCGCTTTTAAACGAGACATTGCAAGACGAAATAAAAAATTACAATTTTAATGTAAACGGATTAAATAAAAATTATTTTTACGACCAAAATCCAGAAGATTTAAAAAGCTTTGTAACTGCTTTAAATGATCAAGCTAATAGTATAGATAAGCTTTCTAAATTATCAGAAAGATTAAATACGGATTACAACAATCTTAATGATGATTCAAAATATGGTTATGCTAATTATTATGAAAGACAAGGGCTGCTTCAAGAATTAACTGGACAAAAGCATGGATTTATAACACAGCCTTTATTAAAACTAGGCGGAGCTATATACAATACAATAGCGACAGGAATTGATATAGCTAAAAGGCCATTCTTATCTGATAGAGATAATGAAGTAAACATGGCTACTATCATGGGTAAAAATATCGTTTTGGAAAACGAACTAAAAGTAACCCAGAAAAATCAAATGGAGAAAATGCCATACGCAATGACACCAGAATTTGAAGCTGCGTACAATGGCATAATGAACAATAAAAACTTATCCGATCAAGATAAAGAAAACAAAGTTTACGACCTTATAGTAGACAATCCAGACGGAATACAAATAAATCCAAAAGGCAAAGAAAGCAATTTAACTCTTGGCTCTTTATGGTATGGAATGACAAACTTGGCTGCTGATTTAGCACCATACTTAGCAATTGAAGCGCTAACCGGAGGTACAGCTACTGGAGGCGTAGCCCCATCCATGCTAAGAAAATTTAGTAGCTCATTTATTGCTGCGTTTACTACTGGCTTTCATCAATCTTATTTAGACGCTATAAGCAGAGGCAGCCAAAATCCGTATGCAGACGCTATGAGGTCTGCTACTATTAGTTCCCTTGCAATGGCTACCGCCGGCACTCCAGATATAATGAGGAAAATTATAGGCACTAAGTCTGTTGTTGGTAAGATGATAAACAAAATGACCGACAAAGAAATTTTGCAAGTATTGAGAACAGAGCCAAAAGCTTTGAGTATGTTTAAAAAAGCATACAACTTTAGTGGCAAGGTAGCCGAAGCCACATGGGAGGGCTTTAAGGGGGGTAGTAAAATGGTTGCATTAACAACTGCCGCACAAGCTATAAACGATGAAATGTATGGAGATGTAAGAAGTTTAAAAGAATACGTAGATGGCGGAAAATTAGAAGTATTGAAATTTACTTTATTTGGAGGTATTACCGGAGGACTTACAAGAGGTTTTACCGAGAAATACGGAGATTTAACTAAGTCTGTAATGTTTGAAGCAGGAGCAAATCCAAAAGAATTTTTAGAAGTTCTTGATTTAAAAATAAAGAACAACGAAATAAGCAAAATAGATGCAGACCAAATAAGAAATAATATTGAATTAGCCAGCAAGCTTTACAAATCAACATATTTTGGAGATTCAAAAGGCAAGCCATTGGATGATGCTTCCAGCAGAGAACTTTTGTTTTTAAAAATGCAAGAAGCAGATATAGAAAAAATAATTACAGACAGGATTCCGGAAGAGCTTGAAAAAAAATTAACCAATCGTCTTTTAAACATTAAAGAAAAAATAAACGATTTACGCGATGGAATAGAAGCACCAGAAAGAAAATATAGAAGCATTGATGTATTAACTCAAGGAGATATTATTGCAGGAGATATAATAAAAAACAAAGAAGGTATTGCCGGAGAGGTGCTTCAAGTAAACGACAATAAAACTGTTGTTATAAAAGACATTCAAACAGGCGAAAAGTTTTTATGGAAACCAGAAGATATAGCAGTTAAAGCGCCAGAGCCAGTAGCTAAAACAATCCCAACATTTGGGCCTCCAACTCCTAGACCAACAACTCCTGCACCAACAACTAAACAAGAAGAGATTGTAGCCCCAGAGCCAGATAGTAATATCATGGTTGGAGATTTAATAGACAAAGCCGGAAGCTATAATGGCAAAAAGGGGGTATTTTATTTAGATGGACAAACTGTTGTATTTAAAGAAGAAGGAACAAGCAAAGAATACGACCTTGGTTACATCAATGATATAAAAGATACGCCAATAAATCAATATGGTATTCAGCATGAAGAATCAGTTGTAAGCGCTAATGAAGATGGAACATTTACTATAAGAGGCAATACTTTAAGAAATGGATATTCTGATCCAATGCAAGCGATAAATAGAGACGCAGAAGGAAACATAATGAGCGTTACTCTTGATATGCCTAATGGCACAAAAAGAACATTTAGAGGTAATGTAGCCGAAGATTTGGCTTACCAAATTCATTTAAAAGAAATAACTAAAGACAATGCAACAGCCGCAGAATTTGAACAATTCATCAATGAGCCAGAACAACAACAGCAAGTTAACATTACAGCAGTTCCAGAAGCTACCGCGGAAGGTACAGTTGCAGTTAATGAGACAGTTCAACGAGAGACGCTCCAGCCAACAGTCCCAGCAACCACAGAGCCAATCATCACAGGTGTAGAAGAAACCGAGTTGATAAGACAAGCAGAGCCAGATGCGCGTAGAATGGTAGATATAGAGCGTGAATTTGAAAATAGAGGCTATACCATAGATACCATTGAGGATAATGGAATACAAATAATGGACAAAGATGGCGAGCAAGTAGAAGGGCCAGAAGATTTACCTAAAGAATTAAGAGGCCTTGCCGCAGAATACGAAGCACTTACAGCCAAGCTTGGTGATGTTAGCGATGTAGCAAGAGAGAAAGCATTGATAGAAGCAAGAAAAGTTACAGAGGTAGAAGCCGAGGTAGTTGAGCCAGAAACAAAGCAAATAGAAAGAGTTACAGAAACTAGACAAATAGAAGTTCCTAAAGTAAATGAAGTACACGTTACCAGAAACACAGTTAATCCTATAGGAGTTCAAGGCGGTAACATATCTTCGCTTCATGAAGATTCAAGATATATAGGAACAGATTTAAGACAAGAATATCCAGAATTATTAAAATATAATGATGGTAATCTTGATACTGCATCCGCGGCAGATTTGTGGAAATTGGCACAATTAGACCATCCAAACGAATACGGTTTTTCGGTAAGCAGAGGCGCAATGCAACATGAATTTGAAACAAGAGGCGAGCAAATATTTAAAGAACTTGGATTCCCAACTAATCCAGATGCGCTTTACAAAGCAACATATAAAGGTAAAATTGAAAAATTATCCGACATCTTAGATCATGATAATTGGTGGTGGAGCGTTGCCGACCATGCTGATCCTGTTTATGATTACAACAAAGAATTAGCTTCAAAAGAAGCCGAAATAAAACAAAAAGAAACAGAATTAAGCAGCATTACTAAAAAGAAAGACAAGGACAAAGCAAATAGGTTAAAATGGGATATTGAAGATTTGCAAAAAGAAGTTGAATTATTAAAAGAAGGAATAGCAAAAGGAATTTCAAGACCTATGGGAGATATGCCAACTTCAAAACAAGTTGAACTTCCTAAGTACACAAAAACAGCAGACAAATCAAAAAATCCTAAATCCCCCAATGAGGTAAAATGGCTGCCTCAATTTGAAAATAGATACGGTACAACAGAGGTTGAAACAAGATCATTTGACAACATACAAGTTACAATAGAAGGATCTGAAGATAGTGGATATAAAATAAGCGCAAATGTTCTTAATGAGCATGGCAGAGTTGTAATTCGCCATAGATATGTAAGCAAAAAGAAATACAAAACAATTGAAGAGGCTAAAAGCGACACAGTTAGATATGTTAATGAAATAATAGAAAAATCTGAACGAGAAGATAGGCAAGATATAGAAATGGAACAACTGCAAGATAGGTTGCCAAAAGGATATACTTTTGAACGAGATTATGATTATGATAAAGACGAGTATGAGTACGAATTGTCTAAAGATGGCGAAATTATTTTTACAGTAGAAACTCCAAAAGAAGCAGAAAATAAAATTAATAATAAAGAGTATGATGCAAAACAATTTGGAGAAATAAAACTAGGTGAGGCAAAAGAAATAAAAGAAAAAACAACAGAAACTCAAAGAGTATTTACAGCAGCGGAATTAAAAGAAAATCCAGATGTTCTTAAAGAAAATCCAGAATGGTACACGGTAGGCTATCCAAATAGCTTTGTGGGTATGTCAACTAATTTAGCTGGATTGCAAGGCGAAGGATTTAATGATCCAAAAGTAGGGGACGTTGTTACTTTTTCTGGAAAAGAATACGTAGTAAGAGATATAGAAACTGGGAAAAAAGATCCATATAAAACAAGCGTTTCTTTGTTAAGAGTAGATAAAGAAGGAAACATACTACGTCAAAAAGATTTAAGTCAAAAAGAACAAAAAGAAATTGCATCTACAGAAGAAGAGCCGACAGAAATAGAAGCTGGGGATGAAATAGAATTTAAAACAGCGCAACAAAATACAACAAAAGGTATAAAAGTAGAGATACCGGGCCTTGAAGGACTTGATACTATATTAGTACAAGACGGAATGACTTATGAAGTATATGAATTAACTACAGGCATGAAGTTGGCTGATACCGAAAACGCAATGTCTCCGGCTGAAGCAGTAAAGACAATAGCAAACAACATTCCTTCTGGAATGGCAGAAAAGATATTGAATAAAATATATCAAAGCGAAGAAGTAAATAGATATAAGATTGCAGGAGAAAAACCCGGAATAGCTATAATGAATGAAAGCCCTGCATATAAAGCTTTTAGAGAACAAAAAATAGCAGAGGAAGAAAATAGACCATTTCTTCTTGATGAAAAAACAAGAAACGAGTTTTTAAATTTAGCAGAGCAAGCAAAAAGTGAAGGTCTTGATATTGCAGAAAAATCTTTAATTACTTTAGCTAATACAAGACAAGGCGCAATAGCAGAAACTCCATATACAATTGAAAGAGCAAAAGAATTATTAGAGAATTATAGAAAAAAGAAAGATTTAGAAGAAAGGAGATTACAAAATATTCCATATCCAGAAAAAGATATAGAAAAAAGAGAAATAACCGAAGATGCACTAATTAGAGCAATGCAGCAAGGTTATAAAAGAGATAGATGGAATAAGCTGCCGGAAGAAATTAAAAAAGCAGCATTAGAGGCATGGAGAAAAGAGGCTGCTATTTATAATAAATACGGATATTATCCAAGCACATTTACTGGAGGCGAAACTTTTTTTGGAACTACGCTTACTTTAGGCAGGTATATTGGAGCAACATTATCAAAAGACGCAAGCAAAAGAGAAGGAAAAATAAAAGAGGACTTGCGAATAATGCAAGAAAACTTCAAGCGCATAGACGAAATCTATAAGCAAGAAGGATTTGATGTACTTAAAGCTCCAGAAGGACAAACCGCTAAGCCATTAACTATAACAGAGCCGGAGATACCAGTTGAAGCACAAAATGCATTTAATAGAATTAAAAATAGACAAAAGAAGGCAGCAGCGCCGATAGAAACAGAAGAAGCAATAAAAGTAAATGATGAAGAAAAAATATTAACTCTTAAAGAAAAGAATAAAATAACTACAACAATAAATGAGCTAGAATTTGCAGACGATAACGGCAATACTAGGCATAGTGAATTAGTTAATACTATAAAATTATTAAAGAATCAAAATGAAATAAATAAATTACAAAAGCGTGAAAATTTCACTACAACAGAATTAATTACTCATTTATATTCAGATTTAATAGCCATACCTAAAGAAAACAGAACTAAAGAACATAATAACTTTATTAAAAAGGTTAATGAAATAGTAAGTTCTGAACAAGCAAAAACAGAAGTAGTAAATTTTGCTCCTTTTGATGCTGCCGGTGATTTAGCAGAAAACATAAAAAAATTATCTAGCACAGAACTTCCCCAACAAAAAACAATAGAACAACTAAGAGCAGATGAACAAGCAGAGTACGATGCAATGCCCGATCCAAATGATAAAGTAGAGCGAAAAAGAATTTACGACAAGTACGATGAACTTATTACTCCTTTATTAAAAGAAACGCCAATAACAGAAACCACTTCCCCCGCTGTGGAACAGTCGCAAGCAGATTATTTTAAAGATCTAATTAAAGAAGAGAAGCAACAAAATAAAGAATTAAGAAAAAAATTTAATGAACCCGACACTCTAGAGGTTGGAGATGTTGTTGTTGATAATGCAAATGGTCGGGGTGGCTACGAAAATAGAGTGATTAGAAATGTAATTAAAAATGAAAATGGAAGCTATAGAATAGTTTGGCAAAAAACCGATAATTACAAAAAAGGGGATGCGGGTATTTATGAAACTGTAATGACTAAAATGACTATTGGTAGTGAGCGCACTGGGTTTAATACTTTATGGTCAATGTCTGATGCCAAAGCGCATAATGAATCATTACCAGAAATACCAAAAGAAAAAAGAATTGGCTATATAAAAGAACCATATTTAGCCAAAATAAAAGCAGAAAGCAAACAAGCAGTTTTATCATCAGACGTAAGAACAACACCAGCAAAAAGTCTAAGCTTAGATGAACAAAGATTTCAAAATAGAAACGATGTAACTGGCAAGACATTGTTAGTTTCTGATATGATTTCTAACAGAGAAAAAAACCCGGAATCTTTTGATAGAGTAGAAACCATTGCTAATAACTGGAAGAGCGCAGAGCAAGATCCAATACATGTATGGACTGATCCTAAAGATGGCAAGACCTATGTGTTAAGTGGACACCATAGGTATGCAGCAGCTTTAAAAGCCGGCATCAAAGACGTAAAGACAATAGATAGAACAAAAGATTTTACAGAAGCCCAAGCGATAAAGTTTGCTAGAGAAGAGGCCAATACAAACAGAGCAATGGAAACTCCATTGGAAAGAGCAAAGGCATTAAGAATTAAAAGAGAAAGAGGTGATAGCAAAGAAGAAATTAATAAGTTTTTATCTGCTGAAGGCAAAAACGCCAGTTACATAAACAATCTTTCTTCATTAAGCCCTAACGGCAAAACTATGAAAATGGTTGAGCAGTTCGGCAGTTCACCAGATAAACAAACTCAAAAAGAATCAGAACAAAGAGCAGACTGGATAGGGGAAGCAAGAAGAACAATAGCTGGACTTACAGATGCGCATGAAAACGAAATGTTTGACTTTTTATTTGACAAAAACAAATCAAAAAGAGTAACAACAAAAGCCGATTTTTTACAAAAGGTAAGAGCATCAGTAAAACCATTAACACCCGAAGAACCATTAAACATATCTCGCTTTGAATATAAAACACAAGGCGAAAGTGTTTATGAAGAAGAAGTAAATAGCATAAAGGATCAATTAGCCGAACGTCAAAACAAAATAAACGAAATAAACGGAAGGTTTAATAATCCAAATGCAAAAGATTATATATCTACTGAAAGCGCAAATTATGCAGAAGCAAGAAAAGTAGCAGATGCAAAAATCGCAGGCATAGAAGCTGAAAGAAAGGCGCTTCAAAAACAACTTGAAACGGTTTATTCTAACAAGAGCAAATATACTGGCGGCCCATCAAGCGGCACATTGTTCTCATACAGAGAAACTCGTCCAGAGGATTTTGAAGATTACGTAGAAGGTGTTACCGACATGATAAATGAATCTCCAGAAAAAACTTTACAACAAGTTCAAGCGGAGGTAGCAAATTATTTTGATGATCATACACCGGCATTTAAAAAGTTAATAGAGCAAGCTTACAATGAAGCTAAAAATAATGTTACTGGGCGAATAGTGAAAACTGAAGTTTTACAAAAGTTAAACAAGGGATTCTTAAAGATAGGCTCAACGATATTTGATAACGAGCAACAATTAATAGCTAAAGCAAGGCAACTTTCTGGATCAAGATTTAGCGCATTAGACCAAACCGGAAGAACGCCATTAGAATTTTCTAAAGATTTAGAAAAACAATATGGAGTAAAAGTTGATTTTCTTGGAAGCTTGGAAGGCGGCGATTTGACTTTGTCAAGAATAGAAGTCCCAAAAGAACTTAGAGATAGCGGAATAGGCACTAAGGTTATGGAGGATATTATTAACTATGCTGACAATAATGGCAAGAGAATAGTATTAACTCCATCAAAAGATTTTGGTGCTACATCAGTAGGTAGATTAAAAGATTTTTATAGCAGATTCGGATTTGTAGAAAATAAAGGAAAGAGCAAAGATTTTTCTACCAAAGAAGCTATGTATAGAAATCCGCAAACCCCCAAACAAACATTTGCAGAAAAATCACAGACAGCAGGATTTGAAACTAGAGATGGCAAGCCAATAGGATTTAATTACGATACAGACCAAGTAGCGAGGGAGCGCTTTGATTTTTCTAAATTGAAAAAAATAGGAGAAGGTAGCGATAGAATTGTATTTGATTTGGGTAACGGTAAAGTATTAAAGGTTGCTAAAACAGCAAGAGGACTTGAGCAAAACATTTATGAAGGAGATGGATATTTAGGTTTTATTCCAGATGTATATGAAAGAGGTTTGAATTATGTTGTAACAGATAACATACCAAGAATAAAAGGTACTGATTTAGTTCCAATACACGATATAGAAACTGGACAAGAAATAGGTACAGTTCCTGCCGCCGAAATGTTTAAAGATTTAAAGAAGTTTCATCAAGGAGATTTTGATAGGCACAATTCAGAACTACAAACTATTCTTGAAAAATATGGCTTTGGAGATGTTAATGGATATGAATTACTTTATGGCGATTTCAATGCTGCAAGAAACTGGGGATATAAAGATGGCAAACCATATCTTATAGATGCCGGAACTTTAGGCGGAGTTGAAATGCTTAAAAAATACCGCGGAGTGAAAAATTTATCTGATCCGGATTTCAGAAAAATATATTACGAAAGCAGACAATTAAAAAAACAGTATGTAGATGCTGATAAGTACACTAAGTTTCACTATGATGAAAATGGAGAAATACTTGGATTTACTCATGGCGGACACATCTATTTGAATGGACAAAAGATAACAGCTAAAACTACAATGGAAGAAGCTGGGCATATTTGGATTAACCACGCAAGAGAAACTAACTCTTCTTTATATAACGCCGGATTAAAAAAAGTATTAAACAGCCAGTATCTTAAAGATGTAAACGCAAGCGAATTTTATAGAAAAGAAGCCTTAAAGCAGGGTAAAGAAGGAAGCAAAGCGTATAACGATTACATGCAGGAAGAGGCTCTTGCTAAAGCTATATCTGACGAAGGTGCTAAGTTTGTTACAGATGCACAAAGAATAAGCTTTAAAGACTGGGTAAGCAAAATGTGGGATAATGTAATGAAGGCATTTGGTATTAGAGATTTAACTCCAGACCAAGTGGCAAAACTTTCTTTAAAAGATTTTGCAAAAATGGCGGCAGCAGATGTATTTGCAGAAGGCAAGCCGGAAGCAAAAGCAGAGCCTGTTGTTCCAGAAGTAAAGCCAGCTCCTAAAGGACAAGAAAATGTAACCGTAACAACAACAGTCCAAAATCCAGAAGGCGAAAGAGTAACGAGAACAGAAACCATACCAACCAAAAATACATATTTATACGAAGGAACAGAAGAAAGACAAAGAGGCCTTTACACTCATTTGATGGAAGCTGATAGCGTTAGTCAAGAAACTAAAAATGCGCTAAAGAAAAATGGTATTACATATCAAGCAGCCAATAATGCACAAGCGGAATTGATGGCTGAAGATATATTAAAGACTTACAACACAAGAGATGCTTTACAAATAGCTAGAGGTTCTGATGTTCATGCTTCAGTAAGGTCTGCAATATTTGCTAAACTTATTGATGCCGCATACGTGAGAGAAATGAGAGCTAAGACACCGGAAGAAAAAATGAGGGCTGCGCAACAATGGAAAGATTTAGTTACAGAGTATGCAAACCAATTAACTGCTGGTGGTCAATTTACTGCTTATGCTGCTCATTTTTACAGAACAAGTCCAATGGGATTTATAATGAAAGAAAATGCAGATAGAGAAGCAAGATTTAACGAGTGGTCTAAAGGAAAAGAAAAGACACTGGAAGAGTTGTGGAGCGAAATAAATGCTACTGCGGAAGGAAGGTCTTTGGTTAATTTAGAAGTAAAGAAAGCAAGAGAAGCAGAACGAGAAGCAGAACGAAAAGTTAGGGATAAAAAAATTGATGATTTCTTTGACAAGCTAAAAATAAATCCTAAAAATACTTATGGATTTATTATACCACTAGGCGTATTAAACCCGGTCATAGATACTATGAAGTTGGCTGTAAAAGCAGGCGACAGAGTTGCAGATGTAGTACAGCGAGCAATAGAACAAATATCAGATAAAGTAGGTAATAGCTGGGATAAAGAAGCATTTAGAAAAGACTACGAAGAAATGTTAACTGGTGTAGTTGGTAAGGTTACAAAAGAATCTGATGAAGCAACGCAGTTAAGAAAAAGATTGGAAGGATTAGAAAAACAAATTGCAGACTTAAAAGAAAAGATAGGCAAGGGCGGAGAAGCCGGAAAGAAAAAAGAAATTAAATTTAGCGGCAACCCAGAAGTACAAAAGCTAATAGAAGAAAGAGATCAGCTAAAAAAAGAAAATGAAGATTTATTAAAAAATGCTAAGGCAGGCAAGTATTCTGATGAAGCAAAAATAAAAGCCGCCAAAGAAGCTGTATTAAAATCCATTGAAGAAACAAAAAGAAAGATTATAGATAACGATTTGTCTATAAAGAAAAAAGAAGGCCCTACTGATGCAGAGCTTACCGCTCACAGAGAAGAACAAAAAAGATTGCGCAAAGAGTTAGAGGACATGAGAAAAGAAGCGCAAGAAGGCAAGTACGATCCAGTAGAAATGGCTAAGGCAGAAGCTAAAAGAAAACAGGCAAGGATAGACGAACTTAACAGAAGAATAAATGAAAATGATTTTAGTGCAGAGAAAGAAAAAATGCAGAAACAAAAAACTGCATTAGATGATGAACTGGCGGAAACTAAAAGAAGATACGATGAAGCTAAAAAGCAATCGCCAGAATATAAAGAAAAAAAATCAAAACAATTTTTAGATAGATTAAGAAAAAGGCTTGAAGGATTAAGCGAGCGTCAAAGAAACGAAATAGTACAACGCAGCCTAAAGCAAATAACAGAAGCAGGCGGATTGAATTACGAAGAATTTAGAAAGATAGTTGCCGAATCAATGGGCTATAAAGATTTAACTCCTGCTGAAGTTGCTGAAGTAGAAGCGCTTACTAAAACAATAAATTCGGTTGATGATGCAGAAGATGCTTTAGTTGCTAATCCAACAGAAGCAAATTTAAAAGCACTTGATAAAGCAAGACAAGATGCTATGACAGCCGGATTGAAATTGTATAACAAAACGCACAGGCAAGCAGACATTCCAAGAACATTTGGAAGCCTTATTACTGGATCTCTTTTAGGTACAGTTACACTTGGTAAAAACATAATACAAAACGTAGTTATGCAGGCTACCATGAGAGTGCCAAAAGCATTAATTATACAACCATCTGAATCAGCATTAGTTTGGCTTGGAAATAGATTTTCTAATTCTAAAGCTTTTAATCCTTCTGCAAATATATTTACTGCTCAAAAAGGATATTTTAAAGGAGCGGGCAGAGGTATAAAAAGAGGCTGGTTTAATTTTTATAAAGGAACACAAGAAAGAGATTATTTTGGCAAAATTTCTTATCAATCTACATTAGCTCCACGCGTAGCAGTTAAAGATTTAAAATTGCATTTTAGTGGACAGAAACCATTGACAAAAACAGAACTTACAGAAAGAATGATAAGAGCTACGCTTGGATGGCAGCCGGACTTTATTTTGAGAGCAATGGGTTTTGGCGATAGACCGTTTAGGTGGGCTGCCGAAGGCGCTGCTGCAATTCAAATTGCAAAACTTGAATTAAAACTTGCAGATGAAAATGAAATAAATGCTTTCATGTACGCTCCTAAAAAATTTGCATATAAAACTTTAGTAGACCAAGGTATACCAAAAGATGAAGCTTTATTAAGGGCAGCTGAAATAGAAGATAGAATAATTAATGCAGGAAGCAAGGCGGTATTGGAAGAAGAAAATGTATTAAGCAGAATTTCTAAATATTTAGACCAAGGTCTTTCTACTAAAAAAGATGATTCTAAATTAAAACAAATTGCTTTTGGAGCAGCTTCAATACTCAAAACAGCTACTTTCCCATTTGTCAAAATACCTGCTAACGTATATTGGCAAATGTTTAAGGTAGCAAATCCAGAGGTTGCTTTATTGCAAGGTTTATATCATGGAGGAAAAGCTTTTATTGATGCTAAAGGTGGAGATAAAGCAGAAGCAAAAAAACAATATGAATATCTAAAGGATAATTTAGCTACAGCAGTTTTAGGGTATGGCGTAATGATTGCGGTATCTAGCCTAGTTGCAAATGGGTATGTACGACCAGAAAATGATGATGAAACCAAAGCAAGAGAAAGAGAAGGAGAAAAGCCATACGAAAAAGGCAATCAGCTTAATTGGGGAAGAATGATGGGTGGTGAAGATTACTGGATAGACCTAAGTTGGTTTGGCCCAATTGGAACTACAATGGGAGTTCAAGCTAAAATTCAAGAACAAAACAGACGTAAACAATTAAAAGGAGAAACAGTAGACACAAGCTGGGCCGGAGATTTTGAAGATAGATTTACCGTTGCTGAAATGGAATCATTAAATCAACTTGTCTACGATCAAGCCGGAAGAACAATAGGCGCTATAAAAGGTGGCGAAAACGGTTTAAAAGTTTGGGCAATAAATAGCATGAATACCGGAATGAACATAATTACTGGCGCTACTTATACTCAAATGAGTAAAGCAATGCTACCGGTAGTCCCAAGATTAAAAGCAGAGGGAGTTATGGAAGAATTTAAAAATAACCAGCAGCAAAGAAATGTTCTTTACAGAAGGTATAGCGGCATGCCGCCAACAAGAGTGTCTATATGGGGCGATCCAATTAAACAAGATACAAGTTTTTGGGGTGTAGTTAGTAACATGCTTGGCTTCCAAGAAACAGACGCACACCAGTTTGGTGCTATTCTTTACTATGATGCACAAAGAACTGGAGACACAAGATTTTTCCCTACAGCAGTAACGGACAAGGTTACAGTAGACGGAGTAGAGATTAAATTAACTCAAGACCAAAAGGACGAGCTTGCTACATACATAGGACAGGCAAGAAAAATGTTAGTAGGATCATTTGTATATGATTGCGCTTTGCCTTACGAAGTACCAGTAAAAGGGCAGCCAGCTAAGAAATTGAAATATAATGACAAGGACATGACAGATGCCGACAAAATACATGCGCTTGAAAAGATTTATAATTATGGAAAAGAAATAGGGTTTGCTCAATTTCAAAAAGCGCATAAAGAATTTGCTCCGGCAGAACTTACTCCTTCACAGCTTGGTGCTCAAATTAAAAGAGAAGTTTATGACGAGAAGTTTAAAATGGGCCTTGAAAAGGTAGTAAGAGCGAAAGGAAAAGAAATTCCATCGCCAACTAAGGAGGAAGAATTGCAGAAAGAAATAGACGAGCAGAACGAACAAATAAGAAAAATGAGGGATGAACAAGAAAATCCAGAATAATAATTATATTTGCTAAACATCTAACAACATGCCATTTTCACAAAATTTTTCAGTAGCGCAAACACCTGCAAATCCTGCATATGTAATCATTACAGATACAAGTACACCTCCAAATGATTATGCAACATACAATATAGATTCCAGAAGGATTTATATCAAAGATAATTTTGGAAACTTTATAGTGCCAGCGGGAACTACAACTAATTATATTAATTGGCCATTACTTGACAATCCAATATCATTAAATATTTTAACTCAAGACCTTGCAGTAAACATAGAAGTTGAATGGAGAGATTCTACTGCTCTGCCAATTAATCAAGTTCTTTATAGTTTAGATAATAATTATTGTTTTTCTGAATACAACAAGCAATTTTTATATTACTTGATTCAACTTCAAGCACACAATTACAACATTATTCAAGACAATAATTATTGGGGTAATGTAGGAATATTTTGGGCAAATATTATTGGAGCAATCAATGCAGTTGAAATAGGGGATGATATTGCCGCATCACAAGCGTGTTTGAATAGAGCAACATTTATGGCACAAAACCAAGCTAATTTCTTTTAATTATGGCGCAATTAAGCATAAATGAAATAATTGAATTAGGGGACATTAGTGTTCCTCTTTCAGCTAATTACCAAGCAAAAGGGAATTTGTTTGGTAAGAGATTAGCATTTACTGCACCGCAAACAATTGCATTAGTTACAGATGCTTTAAGATGGCAATGGGCATCGTTCCCAGATATTTCAGAGATAGCAGCAACATCTACAATAACAATAGATACTATTGGAGATACAGGTCAAACTATAACAGTAACAGTTAATGATCCATTACAAGGTACGGTTACGCTAGGCAGTTATACTTTAACGGATAGCGATACTACTCCAGATATTATTGCTACTAACTTAGCTGCATCATTGGGGTTAAATACAAATCATTTTAGTATATCTGTAGCAACCAATTTAATAACATTAACCGCTCCCGCTGGAGATGGCGCACTTATAAATGGCATATCACCAATTTGCACAATTACTCAAGTAGGGTTTTTGTCAACACAATTAAATGATAGAATTATCACACAAAACAACTTAAACATTATAACACAATAGTTATGGCAAATATTCAAATAAATCAATTACCAGCAGCTACATTACCATTAAGCGGTACTGAATTATTACCAGCAGACCAAGGCGCTGCAACAGTTCAAATAGCCGTTACCGATATAGTTAGTTTAGTAAACTCTAATGCTGTATTAAATACATTAGGAACACCACAAGTAATATCTGATATTTTAGCCAACAGACCGGGTAGCACAATGATTGGAACTATATTTGTATCAACAGATAGTCCTTATACAATTTATCAATATAATGGCGCAGCTTGGAATACTCTTGCTGGTACTTTGCAATCTATAAGTAGTAGCACACTTGATGTTGATCTTGCTGCTCCACAAGCCCCTGTAATAAACTTGCCATATACAAGATATTTAGCAACAGTAAGTCAATCGGGAGCTTCAGATCCTACACTTAATGTATTAGAAAACACAACACCATTTGTATTTACATTTACAAGGGGATCACAAGGCTTTTACGGTTCAAATACAATAACTCAAGATATTACAAAAATTGCAGTTAGGTGTACTCCGGGAGGAACGTGTCCAGTTGGAATATGTATATTTGTTGATATAGTAACAAGCGGCCCAACTTTATCATTAACATTAGCAAGTTTTGCTAATTATGTATCTGGCCCAATATCTTCATATGGTGCATATGATGGACTTTTGATAAATGCTCTGTTAGAAATTTTAATTTATCCATAATAAATAAAAATGCCACTACAAGTAACAACAACACCATTTACCGGAGGCGTAACTTCTTTTACTAATGTAGGAGCAAGAGGCGTTGCTAATTATTTATATTGGCTATGCGGTAAATTTCAAATAGAAGGACAATATATAATAATGGGAGTTGGAGGTGGTACTGTACTTCCTATAAATCCAACCACGTTCCCTAATCCAATAGAATTTGAGGTAACTGGAACATCATATATGATAAACGGACAAAGCACTAAAACAATAACAGAATTTAAAAATTATAATTTATTGTTTGTTAGAAATAATGTTCCTCAATCAATAATAAATATGGGAGGCGGATCATCTTATTTTTCTTGGAATAAAATAACAGGAGTATTTACTTGTTATCCTGCGGCAGTAAGTGGAGAGTTATTCCAATTATACCCTTTTATTTAATTTATATGAAAAAAGTAGTTTTAGTTTTGATTTTGATTTTTGGATTATTGACTGGGTACTCCCAACAGTACCCGGTCAATCAATTCATTGGAGCGCCTAATACATTGGTAACTTCTAAAGGAGCATTTAAAACAGATAGTGCATTAATACTTCCTGTATTTACTGATACTTCAAAAGCCAACATTTCCCCATATATAAAAAACTATGCAGGAACTTTAATCAGAGTTGGCGATAGTTTATATGTTAGAAGCAATGATATTAGTAAATGGTTATTGCTTGGAAGCGGTGGTGGTGGTGGATTAGATTCCATTACTGCTAATAATGGATTGACTGCAAATACAACAAGTAATGTACAATTAGGTGGTACATTAATTCAACCAACTTCCATATTAACAAATGCTAATGAATTTACTATTGAAAGAGGAGCAAATGGCAACACATTGCAAGTAGTAAACTCAAGCACAGGAGTTAGTAATGATAAAACAGCTTTATACGCAACTAGTACGGATGGAAATGCTGGGGAGTTCTTAGCAGGAAATACATTAATTGCAAATAATGCTGTACAGGGAGTAGTAAAAATAACAAGAACTACAAGCCTTCCGCCTTCCCCTAACTATAATGAAATAGGCGGAGCTATTGATTTTATTAATCCAACTGTCAATGGTCTTTTTTCTCCAGCTATTGCATACACAAACAGAATAGCATCAAGATGGGAAAACTCGGTTTCAGATCCAATAAATAGCTCTTATGCAAAATCTAGGTTTGAATTATACGGATATAAAAACGGTGCAATAAGAAACTTAGCGATGGTAGGTGATGGTAGATTAATTTTAGACCAATATGGTGCAGGTTTGTTTGAAGGAACACCTGTGTATAAATTAGGAGTTGATGCAAGTGGAAACGTAATAGAAGATACAACAAGTAGTGGCGGTGGTGGTACTGTTACATCAGTTGCTACTGGATATGGTTTGTCTGGGGGAACTATTACTAATACAGGTACATTGATTGCTGATACAAGTGTAAGCGGTTTGTCTGGGAAGTATTTGCGATTAACTGATACGGCTACTATGCTTACTCCATACACACGAGGTTCTGGACTAGCTACAAGGGTTGCATTTTGGGGTGGTTCTCGTTCATTAACGTATACATCTAATATAGCAATAGATGCTAGTAACCCAGCATTTCCAGCATTACAAGTTAGTGATGGTACAGCGCAAAGGTCTTTTTTAACTCCAACCTCTAGCGGCACTCAAAATACTGCTAATGATTATGCTATTACAACTACAAGCGGCTCTACTCCGTTTTTTAATGCTCATAATGGAACTACTAATAGAGAGAGTAGGCTTTATCCTACAAAAATTCAGTTTACAAACTTATCTACTAGTGGATTCGTTAATCTAAATAGTCCAATATCTTATAATAATACAAATGATACTTTGCCAAATGCCTCTGGAGTATTAGCAATATCAGTAAACAATGTAAAAGCAGATAGTTCTGGTAATATTACATTAACAACAGGTGGCACAGGAACAGTTACAAGTATTACTCAAGGATATGGAATTACTAATTCCCCTAACCCAATAGTATCAACAGGTACAGTAACAGTAGATACTAGTACAGGTGGATTGTCTGGGAAGTACTTGCGATTAACAGATAGTAGCTCTATGCTTAGTCCATATCTCAGAAAGATAGACACTACTAATAGATTTGTTAACAATATTTCCCGAACACTAGGAAAAGATTCAATAATATTTAATATTGGTTCTACAAGATATGCGATAAAGGATAGTGTGGGAACTAATCCAGCTCCTGTAGGTTATTATGGGGCGTTCTCTGATACTTTAAATCAATTAGCAACTGTAATTAATACAGGCTATCCTATGGAATTTAAAGTAAATGATATTACGCCAAATGGTGTTACAATCGCAAGTAATTCAAGAATTACATTTGCAAATTCAGGCATTTATAATTTACAATGGTCTGCTCAATTTACATCAAGCGATAATGCTGAAGCTGATGTTTCTATTTGGTTGCGTAAAAATGGGACAGATGTTGCAGGTAGTAGGGGATTAGTCGCAGTACCAAAAAAAATAGGTTCAACTAATGGTCATGCTTTACCGTCATGGAATTTTGTGTTAAATGTAGCATCGGGGGAATATTATGAATTTGTATGGAGTACCGCAAATTTAAATGTCTTTATTGAAGCATTGCCTATAACTGCATTTTCTCCATCAACGGCATCAGCAATTCTAACTGTTACTCAACAAAGTGGGATAATGGCAGGTACAGGCATTACTGCTATAAATTCCCTTACAGGAGCAGCACAGACAATAGTTGCAGGCACAAGTGGGACTGATTTTGCAGTATCTTCTACAGGAACTACACATACCTTAAATCTCCCAGATGCATCTGCATCTAACAGAGGTGCATTAACATCAGCTAATTGGACTACATTCAATAATAAAATAGGAGCATCAGATACCTCTGTATTTCAAAGAAAAAACATTGCTGCTTATTCGTTTCAAGCTAACAATACAGCATCGTCAGCTAATGTAACTACTCAGACTTTTACAGATGTTGCAGAACAGAGTATGGCTAATACAATATCATTTACAGCGGGAGCTGCCCCAACGGGATTAACATCAGCAAACTACTCATGGACACAGGTGGGTAAAACAGTAACTGTAAACTTCAATGCTATATATACTACACCCGGGACAACTATTAGTTCATTATTTTTTAATTTACCATCTGATTTACCTGCTCCATTAGTGCCTACGGGTTGGAGTGGCGCAAGTGCATATCTTTATAATGGCTCGGCAGCAGTATTCACAACATCTATCTTACAAAATAATATTTTAGCTACATCATTTATTAGAAGAAATGCAGCGAATACAGCGTATGAATTAGGATATAATGGTGCATCTGCAACAGCAAGAGGATTTAAGTTTACCTTAATTTACAAAGCACAATAATGAAACACATCAGACAGATTAGTAGTGTAGAGACAAATACCTATACGGTTGTGAAAACTGAAGATTGGAATCAGCCACTTGAGCAGCATCCATCTGTAGTTGAACATCCAGAATTATTTGAAGTATCTGAACAAGAATTGCCATCTTATATTCAGTATGTAATTTATCAATCGTAATTAATAGTAGTCATTACATTACGCAACCATTGAGCTTTTATCCACCATTGGCTTCAATATTCAATTTCAATATATCTTTGTGTTGGTAAGGCATAGTATTTGTTACAATTATAGCAGATCCTATTTAAAAACCTATATATGAAAACACTATATTCAGATGCAATAGATTGGGTAAGTATAAAATTAAATGCAATTTGCCTAGTTGGATTTTTTACTGGTTCAAGTGCAATAGCCACATTAACAATAATAGCTACCCTTACCACTATAGCTTATAACTCAATAAGAATTTATAAAGAAATTAAAAACCCAAAAAAATACTAACATGAAATCATCTTTTTTTACATTAAATTCAAAGGACTTTACTAGAGGCCTATTTATTGCGGTACTATCTGCTGTAGTTACGTTTTTATACACTTGCATCCAAGCTGGTAATTTTGTTATTGATTGGAGTGCAATTGGTATGGCAGCTCTCTCGGCTGCATTGGCTTACATTACTAAAAACCTTTTAACCAATTCTAATGATGAATTGCTGAAAAAGGAGGTGTCTGCCAGCAGTTCAGAAAATCCAAATACATAATAATGAAATCAAATAGTCTGGTTTGCGCTTTTTTAATAGTTGTATTATCCATATCCTACTCTTGCAACATTCAAAAGAGGGTTGAAAAACAACAGAAAATATTTGATAATATTGGACGCAAGTGGTTGAAATCACACCCTTGCGCCAATGATAGTTTTACTATCTATGTCCCCGGAAAGAGAGATTCCATACCCATTGAAATTCCAATAATAATTATTGATAGCAATTATACGAAAAAACAGTTGGACAGCTTGCGTATTGAAATGCAGAAAATATATTCAACTCCAACAGAAATATGCACTGAAGAAATGGCTAGAGCGTATAAGCTCGGATACAATACCGCAGAGAAAAAATGGAAAGATAAACTCGGTCAAATAAAAGTTGCCGTTCCTGTAGTTGATACGCTAAAAATAACACTTAAAGATAAGCAGGCGATACAACTGCTTCAAGATGATTTAGCTACCAGTAAAGAAAATATAAACAGATTAACCATAGATGGAATGAATTGCGCAAGCAAGAAGGATAAATGGTGGTTGTGGTTTGTAATAACCTTTATTTTGTTGAGTGGTAGCCTTTACTTTAATCTGAAAAAATTATAAGCTATGGCTTTAGGAAAAGATGCTTTAAAAGTTGCAGCCACACAAGTCGGCAAGTGCGAGAATCCGCTCGGCTCTAACTGGGGCACGCCAGTAAAAGACTATTTAGCTTCGGTGTGTATAGGTTTCCCTGCTTCTTGGTGTATGGCTTTTGTATATTGGTGCTTTGAACAAGCGAAAAAGGAAGGGCAGAATCCGCTGATTAAAACTGGAGGCGTATTGATGGCTTGGAATAAAGCTGACAAGAAATATAAGGTAACAGAGTGTCAAGCAGGAGATATATTTATAATGGACTTCGGTAAGGGGCTTGGACATACCGGCATAGTTGAAAAAGTAGATGAAAATTTCATATACACAATAGAAGGGAATACTAATGATAGCGGCAGCAGGGAGGGTATAATGGTTTGCCGAAAGCAAAGACTGAAGAAGAAGATAAAAGGGTATTTAAGATATTAGTTTATGGCTTTAGTTTTAGGATAAGAAAAAAACCCCCATGTTTCTACATGAGGGTTTTAAATTTTAATTATCTAATTTTTTTTGTAGATAGGTCGCGATAACTATTAGTACAAAACAAACAATTATCATTATTACTGGGTATCTGCGCATAGTAGGTAGTTTAATTAATAATCTATTTGATTCATGCTATTGGACACAAACTTCAACTTGGTCTTAGTAAAGCTATCCCATAGCGACATGATCCTTTGAGCATTATTAATTCCTTCGCGAGATTGATACAGCCTTGATACATTAAATTGCTTGCACCATTCATTGTAGTTAGGGCGGTCGGTTGGATAAATAGTTTTTACATTTAGATTTTGCATATCAGTATATTTAATGGTTAATGAAATTATATTACTACATTTATTTCACTGGGTGGTGGCGGTAGTTCATCACCAACTATTCTTTCAGCTATTTCTTTCAAGCTATAATAGTCATAAATATCATAGATATAAAGTCGCGCTAGTTGCTCTTCATCTAAATAAAACCGCTCAATATCTGGGTTGCCAAAGTAATTATAGAAAACAAAATCATGGAGATTCTGAAATACAATAGCTTCGCCATCCTTTATAAATACATGAATAGCATTACCATTATTATCGTGGCGTACTTCGTAAAGTTCGTCCGCTTTTCTAAGATGTTCGTTGTGTGTCATAAAATAAAATTTATTGGTTATTTAATATGGTTTTTATGTAGGTCGCATCATCATCAGATACCTCCGGCTCAAAAACAAAAGTATCTCCTATTTTAAATACGACACTTTCCATGCACATTACAAGCTGCTTGTCGGCTGTCTTAGTTATTATAACTTCCCAAGCATCATCAGCAGTTCTTTCAATTAATATTATTACGGTTATCATGTTAATTAATTTAAAGGTTATCCAAATATCACTTCTCCAATAAACACCGATTGCAGTATTACATCAGCGCTCACAGCATCATCATTGCCGTTTACCATATCCAGTAGATGATTTGCAGGCGCTTCTTGTACTTTCTTGTGGACATCATCCAATGTAATTGTCCATCTATCTTCGCCGCCTTCTTCATCCAGTAGAGTAAGCTTGTTGCCATCCTTCAGCACCTGCATCAAAACATCTTCATAGCAAACCACACCTATCTTTGCTGCTGTTGCTTCTTTAAATATGTTTTCTTTGGCTGCCTTATAATCTTTGTCGTTCACATCTAACGTCAAGCCATAGCCGCTACAAATGTAATCAAGACCATTGCATAAAGCATTGTGGAAGTATTCTTCGGATTCCGCCGCTGTTAAGATCAGTTTCATAAAATAAAATTTAGAGGTTATTAATTAAATTCGGTGTTTCCCATTCAGTCCAGTAGATTACATCATCATGATACGCTGATTGAATGTCCTCGTATTCTTGAGAAATACACCAAGCGAGCGCGTCCTTTTCATATTTAAAATAATGCTCCCCATCATTTGCTACCCAACCTTCCACCATCTCTTCGCCAGTAATGGAACACACTCTTACTCCATCGTCCTCCGATTCAACGATGATAGTTTCTCCTACAACATTGCATTGCTCCATCTCCTTCTGATAAACAGCATCACCAAGCTCTTTAAATTTAACCTTAGCATCTTCGCTATCTTCAGCCTCAACTACAACTTCAGTTACATAAGTCCTACTCATGATAATTTTGTGTTTCATAATAATAGATTTAAAGGTTAAGAAATATTGTGCAAAGCTAACATAGTATTTTAATTACGCATCAAGCACAAAGCTATTTGCAATTAATTTAACATGCTTACTGGTTATTGAATACGAAACACTTTTACTTTGTTGCCTATTATTCTAGTAGCGTACTTAAAAGACGATTGCTGTCGCTTTATCATCTCCGATAAGTGTTTACGGAATATCGGCAATTTTTCTACATCAATGTCCAATATCATATCTTCTTTAAGCCCTAGCGTATCAAAAACTATTTTAGCAATTTGGTAGGTATTCGTTGTATTTTGTGCCATATTGCAAAGATAGTATTTTGCTTACGCATTGCGTAATTATTTGATAATAGGATTATCTATGTACTTCTTAATTAAACCTGCTTGCTCATAATTCTCCGCTTCAACAGCAAGTTCAAGCAGCCTATTCAATACATTAGCAGGGTAATCATTGTAAATAGTTCCCTTCTCATGAGCTAACTTAATACAAGTAGCAGTATAGGTATCATCAATGTCATTATTTTCATCAATGTCCAGTAAATCATCAGTATAATACCTATCACTACCATCAATATCAATGGCTAATCTATAAGCCGCTTCGCTGCAATCAGCAGGCTGATATATGTACGTTGCTTTGCCGCCCAGTAGTTTGTATTCGCCTACATTCGCGCCGAAATCTTCATCAAAATATCTTACAAATATTTCAACTTCGGGATGAAGTTTGCTAAGTACCGCCATGGCTGCAATGGGTGTTGACCATGCAGATAAAAATTCAAAAGCATAATCATCCACTTTGTACACATCATAAGCGCCCCATTTAGTGCCCCAATTATTGCAGCACCAGTCATACCAATTATTAGCGCCATACTTTTTAATCAGCTCATTTGACTTTCTTTCAGTCATAGGCTTGCGCATCAGATCCCATTCAGTTAGCTTGTTTTCCCTTTTCTTCCTGTTCCATTCTTTTACTTCTTCATTAGAAACAATTACAGCAGGGCTGTTGGTGTTTCTTAGCGCATTTGGTATAGGATAGTAGGCATCAATTTCAAATTCATATTTAGCGCCCTTTACGCTATCTAGTAGCTCTTTTACTTTGCTTTCTTTTCCATTAAAGCTTAAATGGTTTGTTACATGATTAGGCATAAGTTTTAAATTTAATTGTTATCAAAATCAAGCAGTAAAAACATGTTTTATTGAGTGCTTTTCTTTAAGTAGTTCTATTGCTTCATTAAAACTAAGTTGCGCATCTAGTAAAAGCTGTCTTGTCATTTGCTCCTTCATTCCAAGTAGCTCAATGATAGTTTGCATAGTTTCGCCATCAATTTTTGCATTTTGCAAAATAGCGCAAGCAGTTTCAATGTTGCCCTTTTTTCTTGGGTAATCTATCTCAATTAACTTACTGCATTTTTCAAGAAAATACCAATCAAGACAAGTGCTATGAGATACATGAAAATATCCCCATCTATTGTCTTTGCCGCTTTGCTCATATTTAATAGCTTCTTGGTATTCTTCTGAATCAATACACTGCTGATAAACCATAGTAATTAAATAGTCAGATACGCCAAGCATACCGCCCAATTCATCAGCGTATTCAGTTATCAATCTATTATAGTTTTCGCCCGATAATAATGCTATTAGCAGTTCGTAGTCTGCTTTTGTTCTTACTTCTTCGTGTGTCATAATTTTAGGATTTAGGTTCGTTATAAATTTTGTTACATTCTTCGCATCCGACATGGTTAACTTGCTCAATCTTTGCCCAATTACTTGACAGCATGGGCACGCCACATAATGTACGCCCAGTGAAATCTCCTGCCTTAGCAATGTGGCACTTGTCATTCCATACGTTACCTTTGTTTCCAAAGATATAATAACTTGTTTTTAGTTGTTCGGTAGTCATAGCTTTAAGTTTTAATGGTTATTAATAGCTTTTAAATTCGCCCAGTGTATTTTTTTCAAAGTGATGTTTAAGGTAATCAACAATACATTCATACAGCCCTTTATCATCCGTATTAAACTCACTTAATTCAAAGTGATGGTAATAAGCGGGCAACACATCAAATTGCACATCATAGGGCTGTAAATTGAAATTCTTGTCGTACAATTTCACTAAGCAACTGAATAAATAAATATCATAATTAGATGGGACACTGCTCATATTTTTAAGTTTTAATGATTAATAAATAATTTTACCGGTATCAAATTAAATTCTTCTTCGCTTTCGGGCTCATTGCCATCAGCTTCCCTTTCTTCATTATATGCCTTTAACCAACGCTCAAATTCGGCTTTGCTTTTTACCAAACATTCATACGTTTTATTTTGTCCATTTCCGTAGCGGTCATTGTATTGCACAATGAAATAGTTTTTTGTTTCCATAATTTTAAATTTTAAAGGTTATTAAATTCTTTTACCAATTTATTAAATGATACTTTTTTAAAGTCGTGGCAAACAACATTCATCCACTCAATAGCATCAAAAATAACTTCTTCATCTATTACCTGCTTATCTTCCCAGTCATGAAGCTCTTGTTTGCCTTCAGCAAGTTTATCCCACATGGCGCTATCAAAAGTAAATTTATCAACTTCGTTTTGATAGTATGTAGTAAGTAAATGGAAGCCGTTATGGTGAACGGTAACAATACTACCATTACTTGCAATAATAGTGGTATCATCGCCATCAGTTAGCACCGCATACTTTATAATTTTATTTTTTGATTCCATGATAAAAGTTTTAAAGGTTAATAAATAATAGTTTCCCCCAGTGGTTTTTCCTTATAGCTATATTCGTATTGATATGGCTCTAAGAAAGCATAGCCCAACAGCTCCGCAATATCGGCAACTTTGTACTTATGTTTCTTGTCATGGGATATACCCAAGCAGCCGCTTTTCAGTTCAAAAATAGTGTGGCTGATACCAAAGTTTCGCAGCGTTTCCGCTAATTTTAGTTTGTTTCGCATGGCTCAAATTTTTGGTTAGGAAATTTATTTCAATTCAAATATTTCGTTGATAAATTCAGAGCGCCAGTATCCGCCGCGCAAAAAATGATTCCGCAGCCATACCTTAGCTTCCGCGGGCTCAATATATATATCAGAATATTGTGCCACTTTCGGATTGATTACAGCCAATATACATTCTTCCATAATCTTTTTATCAGTGTACAGTTTACTAATATCATCCAGTGAAAGTTTTACCGACTTGTTGCCGGAATTAATTTTGATAGTGTCCATAACTTTACAATTTAAAGGGTAAAAAAAATATGACTACAGCAGCGCCTCCAATAGTTAATTATTCTTTTTTGTTGCGCTCAAATTTTTCTGATAGATATTGAATAAGATATTTAGCGTATGCGGTTAATAGCTCGTTATCTTCAAAAGTGAAAATATCTTTGCCAGTATCACATGCAATTTTATACAGTTGTTTCAGCTCTTTATATTTTTTTTCAGTGAAATTTATTTCGCTCATGGTATTAAAGTTTATAGGTTAAAAAATAAGCTCCGCATGATCATTGCAACAGCCAGTAAAACAGCAGCGCAATAGCCCGAATAAATACGCGTTAATAGAATATAACTGCATAGCTATACAGCATTAAAAATAAAACCAACAGCATGAAAATAGCCCCAATAACGCGCGAAATATTGTTATCAATAATCAATTTTTTTATATTATTCATAGAAGTTTTTTTAATAGTCAAAAATTTGTTTTTTATATGGCGCTCCACAGCGCGCCGTATATTTAAAAAGTTTAGGCAAAAGAAATGAGCTAACTAATTAAGTTAGCCCAATTTCTACCATTTAACAGCCAGCTAGAATACTACTTCATCAGAGCGAAATTCATCAATACACTTATCACAAACATTCATACTCCAACTATTTACATAGCTCACACTTTCAGCAGATTCGCGGCAACATTCGCAAATTTTACAGCCGCGCGCCTCTTCTTCAATATCAATGCTTAATTTATCCGCTTTGCTGTTTACATAGCCCTTACTTTTTGCATCGTAATCCCATCCGTCCCAGTAATCCCACCCATAACGAGCAACAGCGGGCAATTTTGCCTCCTTTGGCGCTATATAGCTTTTATTGCTATACCAGTTACCCGAATCCCATACTCCTAACTCCTCGTTTACTATGCTTGAAATTTCGCCGGATATTATTACCAATTTGCTATATCCAATATAAGTACTTAGTAGCTCCAATACAGCCATGTTTTTGACAAAATTATTAGGCAACGCCTTCATGATAGTTTCATTAAAAATATACGTATCTGAAAAGTCGGGGCTTACTCCTACATTATTTATCACGCCGTTATGTATGAATCCGGTAGTTTTATTAACTTTAAAGGGATGGCAGTTAGTAACATTCACGCGCCCATGTGTTGAGATACGAAAATGTATTGCTATATCAATTTCCGGAAATTTCTCCCTAACTGATAAATAAATTTTATGAAAGTTTTTTACCGATTTCATTTCTTTATCTATCTGTATTTTTTCGCCGTCAAAATAACATAAGCCCGCGCCATCGGGATTCGCAGCCCAACAAGTTTTGAAAGTTTTAAGGGATAGCGTCCCCTTCGCATTTAATATTGCTATACACATAAATTTATAATTTATAAGGTTAAAAAATAATAGGGTTACGGATTAAAATAGCCATGAAAGTCTAAATATTATCGTAAATAATGCCATCACCGTTACCCAGTAAAATATCGGGATTAATTTCAGCAGGGCTATCAACGAATGTTTTTTGTATGCGCTCGGCTATCTTCGCTATGCTTTTTTCAGTCAGCCTGCCTGCGCCGAAATTTCTATCTATTGCAACAGCGTTATCTATAAGGCGCTCAAACTTGTCGCGCTTGCTATATACGCGCCTCAATAGCTTATTTAAAGGGTGTTTAACATTGACAGACATCAATAATACTTTGCCGAAATTTGCGCCTAAATTAGCCGCCATAATACGAAATAAATCAAGGCGGAACAGAATGGTGTCAAATGTGCGAACAGCGCCGAAGATGCGAAATTCAATATAATTACCGCGCAGACGGATTGACTGGTATTTGCTGCCGTCAGCCTTCAGCGCGTCAATTTTTTTCGGTGTGCAATAATCGTTATCAAGGCGCTTTTTGTGCATTGCATAAATAAGCGGAAGGAATCCCCTGCATAAGTCCAGCAGCTCGTCATCGTTTTTGCCTTCTAAACTGAAACCAATATGCCCCCCTGCATTGCGTACATTTTTCACGTTGCAAAAGTCGCGGAGCTCATTCAGTCGCTCAATAGTTTTCGTGCTGTTAAGGTTATAAATTGGCGTTTTTAGCTCAAAACCATCCGAAACGCTGCTATCTTCCTCAATTACCGCGCCCGTTCTGTCATATAGCTCTTCTTTATCAAAATCAAAGTCGGGCATTTCGTTCTTTTCTATTTCAATCCCCCAGCCAAATAGCGCGCCCCCTTCGTTATCGTCATATAAAAAACACTTTTCGCGCGGGCCTGCTCCATATCCGTAAAGGCTATTTATATTCTCCTCCTCTAAATGATATTCGCCATCAGACTCCCAGTAAAAGCAATCACCGCTCTCATAGTATTCGCCTTCATCCTGTACATAGTGGCAGTAATCTTCGTGGCAGTAGTCTCCGTTATGTAGCACCATAATACTATTATCCGAAAGGTATTGAGTAACAAACCAATCGCCGCGATATTCAATGCAGTTGTTTTCATGGGTAAAAACTTGGTTGCCGCGCCTGCCGTATGCGTGTACAGCGTTTTCAGATTCAATATAGCAGTCATCTAGATCGTCAAAACTAAATTCATTGCTGTCAATGTTATGATGATAAACACAGCCGCAGGCGGTTTCTATTGTGTCCTGAGATAGCGCAATATATCCGCTATCCAGTCTTATAAAGTTTTCGCAGTTTTGTTGCGCGCGCTGTTTCCAGTCTTTAGGTAAATATCCGTATTTTAAGGCGGAACGGAAATCGCTCAATTTAATTTTTTGCATGGCTGTAAATTTAAAGATTATGTAATAATGTTACGCGAACGTGATAAATAAAATAGTTTACATCATTGCAGCAATAAACACGACAAAAACAGCAATGAGGAAATAAAAATAGTAGTTTATTATTTTCTGATTCATGGCAGATAAGTTTAAAGGGTGAATAATTTTGTGTAATTAGTTAGCTTATCTAAATATCTGCATCCTTTACGAAATGCAGCAGGATTGAAACGCGGCAAAAAAAACAGCGCGCCCAGTATAAAAGACAAACAAATAAATAAAAGCAATAAAGGGAATTTAATAGCGTAAATCATGGCAGTAAAATTTGAAAGTTATAAAATAGGATTGAATGTAAGCCAGTGTAATTAATGCCCTTTAAAATTAGAATGAAGCACAACATAAGGCGCGCCGTCCTTTACTTTGCCAAAATCAGCAATTTGCTGCAATAGCTTTGCCAGTGTGCGCGCTGTTTTGTTTTTCACTGTTGTTTGCTTAGTTGTTGCCGCTGTGGCTGTTGTTGTTGTTGTTTGCATGGCTGTAAAATTTAGATGATTAAATAATGAACACGAAGGTAAGGTAATTAAATTACGCAATCCAAATAAATGCCAATCTATTAAGAATACATTAACTTATAACATTATATCCTCATATCCCCCTCCCTCCTATAACCTCCCTAAACAGCCCCCCAAATAACCACGGCCGGCACAATGGCAACCAGTAACAAACAGCCCTGCAATGATCTAGCCAAATAGCCCACATAACAGCCCTGCAATAAACAGGCAGTAGTACCGCCGGCACGATGGCAACCCGAACAAAGTTGAAGCAGGTAACAGCGCCGCCGCGCCTGCATGATGGCAACAAGTCGCCGCGCCTGCATATAGTTAGCCCGTACCCATACACCCAACAAACCAAACAGCAACAGCAGAACAACAGCGCCGCGCCTGCATAGCCACAACACAGTTGAAGCCACCCAG